GCGAACTGTTTACGCTTTTCAATTCATTAAAACCTGCTATCTCATCTATTTCAAGCATATCTTATGACTTAACCGTGATGTCGAGGGCTGAAGTATAATTAATTTAATAAACGTCTGCCATACTGCCGTGACCACTCCATTGAGAGAACCTAATCTCATACCCGGTTTCTTCGTCATCGTATGTTGAGAATCCGTTTTCCCATTCTCTCGGAGCGTCCTCGGCTCTGTCGTATGCTGCGATGACGGCCTTGGCGGTTTCATCATCGTTGTCGAGCAAATCGAACTGACGGTTGTTGTTTGCGTCTTCCACCTCGCTGTGTAGCAGAATGGACTTGTAGTTTGAGTTGTCGTAATAGTTCCAGTATAGCGGATTGTCGAACCATTCGTTCTCCTTTCTCCACCCTTTTGCGAACTTGTTGATTTCTGCAAGCAGCTCATCGCTGATTTCTGAATCGAAACAGGCTTCAAGTTCATTGTCTTCTCCATACAAAGACAGTTCAGCCGAATTAATGCCGAACTTCTTCTCTATAGCCTTCATCATATCATACTCGCACTCACACTCATTGTTTTTCAAAGAGTAGTCGTAGCTGCTGCCATCGGCGGCATAGTTTTCAATCTCCTTGGCAAGGACAACGAGAAATCTCGGTTGGTCATCTTCCTGCTGAAGATTTTCCAATACTAAAATATCATTTTTTTTCATATTTTTTTAAGTTTCAAATTTTACAAATCGGATAAAACTCTTGGGAGGCCGTTGAAAATCACGGGTGACTCCTTCCAGTCAATCGTAACCCAGTTGTTGAACTCGGAAATTGCATCTTCGCTTGCCGGATAACAACTCTGCCAGTCATTGAGAAAATATGCCGTACCATCCTCGTAACAAACGAAAGATGTCTTGCAAGACTCGGATGATGCAAAGACGAGATAGGCGCCGTCTTCACTGAGCGCCTGTATGTCATCTATGTTGTACTCTACTTTTTCGCCAGAGCAATTATACTCAGCCTGCTCAATGAGCTGTTTTGCCAATTCGTTGGTAATCATATTTTTTCGCTTTACTAAATGTTAATACTCTGTTACAATTTTCTCGCATGGTCTGCCAACGGCATTCCTCGCGTCTTTCTTGATACACTCAACTTCGTCGGTTTCGTCGAGGTTGAAATGCTTCTCCTCGCACATCCGGCGAAACTCGTCAAGGCTTTCTGCGAAGCCCTGGTAACGTGCGCTGCGCTGACCCTTGTATTCGAGCCACGCAACATAATGATTTACTGCTTTCATATCAGGATGTTTTTAATTGTTAGACAAAGTGGGAGCCGGAAGGCTCCCTTTTAAGGCCAATGGGGTCATTTTTTTCTGTCCCGGAACTTGCCGCCTTCGATGATTTCACCAATGTAGTGTTCTCCGTCGGCAGTGAGAGGCCGTCCGTATTCGTCGCACCGCTCGCCGTCCTCGTTCTCGAAATGCGGACGGTGCAGGTCGGAGAGCACGCCCCGGATTTTGCACCACTCGATAGCATGGAGCTGGAGACTGGAGTGTTTCTCCGCATCGGTCAGGCAGTCGATGAAGAAATCGCAGAGCTCGCCGTCACAAACATTTCTGCCCCGTTCCATCATATCGTCCTGATAGCGACGGTCAAGGTAGCGCAGTTCGCTCTTCATCTCCTCGTAGGTGCGGATTTCGTAGTCCGCCGCCTTGCGGTAGAGCTCGGAAAGCTCCTCGTTCTCGTAGTGTTCTCTTACTCGTCTGATTTCCTTGTCAAGTTCCTCTTCGGACATTTTTCTGAATTGTTCAAGCATATACATATTCTTTCAAATTTAAAAGGTTGATGAATTGCGGTGCAGCCGTATGGACTGCACCTTTTGAGGCTTCGGATGCTCACTGGAAGAACTTGAGCACCTTCTTGTCAATCTCCAGTTTTTCGCACACGTAGCGTTTCGTCATTTCGATGTTAGGCACGTTGCCGTTCATGTGTCCCATCATGAGCGCAATCTGCTCAAGCGTAACGCCCTTCTGCGCCAGGTTTGTGGCAAAGGTGCGCCTGCCTGTATGCGAGGACACGAAATTGTATTTACGCCCTGCATATTCCTTGCCCCCCTTGAACACCTTGACCCACGAGACGACACCGCAGTATCGGCATATCTTGCGCAGGGTCTTGTTGTAGAACGAGAGGTCGGGCTGCGTGGGTTCCAATGGAGTCCTGACGAGATACTGTGGCAGCAGTCTATGTACCGGCACCATCACCTCGGTCTGTGTCTTCTGTGCGATGTACCGGATGTAGGGCACTCCGTCAAGCTCCGTGATGTTGTCCGGTGACATGCGCAGGCAATCGCACCACCTTGCACCCGTGAGGCACTCTATCATGAAGATGCGCTTTACCAGTCTGGTGTAGACGGAACGGGGATGATACATGTTTATCTTCTCCACCTCATGCATTGTGAGGTATGTGGAGACGGAAGGCACCTTCTTCATCTTCATTATCCGCGTGAGACCGCTGAAATCAAGCGGTATGTTCTTGTCGCCGTGCGCCCGGATTATAGCCGAGAGCTCTGCGCAGATAGTCTTCACGGAGTTTGGCGCATAGTTCTCGTCGAGCTCCATGCGGAAATCACGGAGATTGTCTTCCGTGACATCCTCCCATTGAGGCAGATGCCCGACGAGGTCGCGGAAGCGCGATACCGCCTTGACACGGTTAGGGTGTTTCCATATCCATGCCCCGTAGAAGGTGTGGCGCCATTCGTTGCCGTGGTAGTCGTCGAAATAACCCTGGCGGATGGCGTTGGAGTACTTCTCGATCTGCGGTTCGGAAAGAAGGTCTTCCCATCCTTTCTGCTTTTCCTGTTTCATAATTCCAATGTTTTAAGGGTTAGTATGTGTTGTGCAAAGATAGTAATATTATATGATAACACGACTATTTCTGCACATTTAAGGCTGCATCACAACGGCAGCGAGACAACGTAAGCCTCGGGCTGGACGTCCTTCGAGCGCTTGACGGTGAACCCGCATATCGAGCGGAGATAAGACGCGACGTTCTTGATGAACGGCTCGTCGATGATGATCATCGGAAGATTGTAATCCTTGTTCTTTCTCAGATTAAGGAAATCGTCTTGTTCGCCGTTAAAAAGCCACTGATAGAAGGAGCTGCCGAGATGGTTCTCGATGCCGCAGTCGGGCATACCTTCCCTGTCTGCGAACCTGACGGAAACTATCATGAACCTGGCATTGGCTTCATGTGTCATGAAAAAGTCCTCTACCAATTCATTGAGTTCAGAGGTGTCGAAATTCCTTTTGCTGATACCTTTCGCTCTAAGGATGTTGTCTGCGAAAATTACTTTTTTTGCCATATTCTTTCTAAATTTTAAGGTTTGAAAATTGTGCCTTACGGCCTTTCGACGTGTGTTTGAATAGTAAAAACCGGAACGAACCTCACGGCGGGTCCCGACTGCTGCATTATATCTAAAATTTCATTGCAAATATACGGAAAATCCTTCGCATTCCGCATATTCCGCATGATTATTTTCAAAGAAAAAAAATAAATACGGCAGGCGAACCTCACGGCGGGTCTGCCGAAGATAAAACATTAGTATAGAATTATGATATGGTCAGAATGAGTGCCCTGCCCGGAAGGGACAAAGGCTTTAGTAGGCTATTCAGGAGCATAGAAGATTGTCACCGCCAGGCTCCGTGCAGGTGTGACGGAGAAGAAATAGACAAGCGGCATCGCCTCTTCGTCGTCGAGATACGCCAGTGTGCCGTGTGCGCTGATGTCGTTGCAGGCATCGCCGGTCAGCCTCTCTACCGCCTTGCGCATCATGATGATGTGAGGCAGTGAGGAACTGAGGTTCTGCAATACGAGTCCGTTTCCTGCCACATGTACGCTTGCAGGCCATTCGTTGATGAAGCCGATGGAGTCATCGTGCTTGTTTGATACGAATGCGGAATTGTCGAAGATTGCCTCCAATAGAGCCTCTTCCACCACGTTCTTGCCGTCGATTGGAGCTGCGGTGAGCTTGTGTGAATAAGCTTCGGAGATGTTGTCGATTCTTTTCATAATCCAAAAGTTTAAGATGTTAATGATGTGTGTGCGCTCAAAGGATGCGTTGCTTGTCTGTATGTCGTTGATTAAAACAGTAAAGTGGAATAATCGGACTACCAGGCGATAGACTGGCAGGACTATCATTCTATACGTACTGTTTTCCTGAATGTTCCTTCTTGCGCACTTTCAGGCTGCAATGCCTGTCCCGTCTCCGGCGCTGTGTTGCATGGGGTATAGAGTGTAGATTGTAGAGGCGTGACGGATGACGCGTTGAAGGATAGGCTCTACCCTTCCACGCGTCATATCTGCACGACTCACATGAATAGCACGCCCCTGACGGAACGCCCTGCAATGGGCTTTGGTTGTATTGTAGACACACTCAAGGAAATTGTTGCCTTGCTGTAGTCAGTAGATACTATCCAGTATGTAACAAGCGGCGGGATACCAAAGATATTTGTATCCCGCCGCAATTCATACGGGATTGTTGAAGCGTTTCCACTTGTGTGTCTTTTTCGGCAATGAAAATCCGTCTCCCCCTGTCTGATGGGACGTTTCTGTATTATACAGATAATGTCTGGATGGACACCGGACAGTAACGGGGAGTTTCCCGGTGGATGCCGGTGGATTGTATCCAGAGATGTTAAATGAGGCAGGCAGGAAGACGGTCCGCGTCCACGGATGATGTTCCGACCTTTGGCTTGGCACATTGCTGTAATGGAGCGATTTATAGCCGGTCTGCCAGAAATCAGAAATCGAGGTTCCTGAACTCATATCAGTCATGAGATTGAGATCAGGAACCTCTATCTCTGGTCAAGAACCGGATATATGAACGTGGGCCATTCGTCGGAACGGGGCGGTGTGCGCCGCATGTGGGGAGAGTTACGGACCGGCACATGAAAATAATGTGATGATATTGCCTGCCTTGGGCGAGTAAGGTACCTTGGAGAATCTCTCAAGGTACCTTGAGGCAGGAAATTAAACTCTGTCCGTCCTACTCCCCGGTCCGTGTGCCCGGAAAGCGGAGAGAGGTGTCAGAGATTTGCCACCAACATGCTGTACGCTGCCCTGCTTGTGAGCATGGCATTACGTGCGCAGCCTATTGATAGATAGCCTCTGATTTCGCTCTCCGTCTTGCTCCTGTTCGCCGTGACATTCCTGCCACGTCCGCGGTCAACGCATCCCACTGCCTGCGTCTTGACATATCCGAGTCCGCCGACCTTGCTCTTGCCCGTATGGACGGCACGGAGGCAGTCCATGACGAAGGCGTTGAGCTTGTCGATGTCCTCTTTAACGTTGATGACCGGCAGTACCTGCGTAGCCCACGAAAACTCCCCGTATCCCTTGTAGAGATAGCGGTTTACGGCGTTCACGGCACGTGTGAAGGTGTTGTTGCGCTTCCTTATCGTCCTGCGCTCTATTTCCTTCTGGAAAGTCTTGATGCGCGAGGAAGACAATGAAATGCAGCCCCCCTTGATGGAATATCCGAGGAACTTGAACCAGTGGTCAGCGTCGAGATATTCAACCTTCCTGGGGTTGAGTTTCATCTGCATTACCGCCAGTTCCTCCTGCATTATGCGCATCGCCTCTTCATAGTCCTCTCCGACATACAGGGTGTCGTCGGAATAGCGGACATAATATCCGTTGAGACCGGACAGACGCTCGTCTATATGGCAGAGGACGACATCGGCGAGCCATGCAGCCACGGCACATCCCTGCTTGAGGGACTGGTAGCTGCGGCACAGGTTGCCCAGTGTGTCGAAGTAGAGGTCGGAGTGGTAATAGTCGCGGACAATGGCGACGAGCGCCGATTTTCCGTATTTCTCCTCTATCCTGTCGAATGCCCTGTCTATGAATGAGAGAGGGACGGAATCGAAGTATTTGGAGAGGTCGGACTTCCATCCGATAGTCTTTCCTCCGGCATCGCAGATGCGGCGTGACACCTCCTGCACCACCTTTCCGCAGCCTATACCTTTCTGGTAGGACTTGCAGCGTGGGTGGAGCATTTCGGGCATCAGCTCGAAGAAGAGGTCGTTGGCGATGGAAAGGACTACGCGGTCGCAGGGTTCATTTACGTAAACCGTGCGGAAATCACCGTTGTCTTTCGGTATCTCAGCCGTGTGCGGCGGCATTATCTTGTATTGTCCGTCGCGCATCCGCTGATACATGAGCGAGCGAGCCTCAGGAGTTGTGAGCTGATACAATGTAGCTTTGTTTATGTCCTTGTCTACGCCCTTTGCGATGGCGTACTGCCAGCGTTCGGGCTCGAAGAACATATCAAGGATTTTGTCTTCTTTCATAATTCTGTTTGTCTTAATGGTTTATACTAAGAAGCCCGCCACTTTTGACGGTGACGGGCCATTAGGCTTGTGTGCGGCCGCAGGCTTGGAGCCTCGCTGCAAGTTTCTGATTGTAGAAGCTCCTCTTGGGGGATCACGGAACCTGGAGATGCTCCAGGTAGAGAGATCCGCTTAAATGAGCTTCTGTAAAGAATGCCTGCCCACCGCACGCTGTCGGCTTCAGGAGAGCGTGTTATTCCCACTCTTTGATTTTCGCTTCAACGGAGATGTGGGAAACGGCGATGAGCTGCTTGAGAACACCCATCATGCGCCATCCCTCCTCTCTGTAAGCGTTCGCCTTGGCATCGACATGCTCAAGAGACCGGCTCTCGCTCATGCCGAGGAAACGTGCGCCGTGGAACATTATGAGGTTGCGCATCGTGAAATACGCTCCTGCTCCCTTGTAGGCGTTGATGAACGCTGAAGAGTGTTTCGTGATGTGGCACAGATGCCTGTGTTTCTTGTTGAACGCTGCCACGATTTTGTAAAGTTCCTCCGGATTGGTGGTGTGTGTGGCAATGGATGCCATCTCCCTGAACGGTCTGTATACTTTCGTATTAAGGTCATCAACGAAGATGTTGACGTTGTTGAGACGCACATAAGGCATCCCCTTGCACGTGTGCTTCGGTCTGCGGACACCATGCTTGTCAGTACTATACATGAGATTGTCTTCAATGTAGGCTTTCAGCTTGTCGATATAATCGTCTATCATGTCAGCCAGAGTCTTGCCGTCAAAGAAGAGCTTACGCTGCTTGAGGCAACTTGTGTCTCCGTGGCGGAACATCTTCATCTGTGCGAGAAACTCGTTTTCGACCATGCGCCACTGGTATTCGTAGCCGAAGCCCTGCAGCACCTTGTTGAAACTGAGGTTGCGCTCTTCCATTTCGCGCAGGATGCGGAACATCTGTGCCATCACCCATCGGCGGAAGAGCTTGTAGTGGCTGATATATCCCCCGGTCTTGATTTTGTTGAACACGGGATCATCGTCTGTGACCTCTACAGGCACTCCGTCAACGACCTTGACCACCATCTGCTCTCCGAGAGAGAAATAGTTTGAAGTGTCGATGCCGGCAGCCTTGAGGGCCGCTATGCGTGCAGCCGCAGTCTTGACGGCGGTCTTCTTGCCGTTGTCTGTCGCCTTGTTTTCCAACTCAGTCATAGTGAACTCACCTGAAATCATTACGTTTCGTTTCATAATTCAAAAAAATTGATGTTAATAAAAAAGGTTTGTTAATTCGTGAGGACAGGGACGAACCCTGCCCGTTCCGGCTATTCTGCTCCAATCCACTGGCGGAACAATATGAGGTCTTTGTCGGCAGATGACTGCCAGAACCACGAGCCCCATTCCTCGTGCCATGTGAGGATGCCTCTGACTATTGCCATAAGGACGAATAGCTCAAGGCTGCACCGTGCGACCTCACGCTGCTCTCCGTACATCATCGCCTCGTCAGACAGCTTACTTTCCGGCAGAGCCTTGAAATACCTGCGACGGTGGGACTCAGAGCGTTCGGAGGGGACGGAGTGTTTGTATATCCTGTATCTCCTCTCTATCTCCTTCAACACGTCGCCGTCGTATTCGGGCATCTCCACCTCCTTGAGGTCAACGAGGTGGTTTGCGATGCGCAGAGTGCGCTTTTCGAGGTTTATGAAGAACTTTTCTCCGTTCTCCACCCTCTTGATGATTTCCTGTTCTGTCATATTCCTGTATTTTTGGTTCGTATGCGGTGAGGCTTTTCAACCCCACCTTTCAAGGCTTGCGGCTATCGTTCAGGAAGAATATCCGTATAGTCGCAGATGGCTACCCGCTGTCCTGCCCGTATGAGTTTCGGCAGATAGGTGTCGAGAGCATGATAAGGGAATCCTGCCTGTTTCATCGGCTTGCCTTCGCCGTCCACCTGCTTGCTGTAGCGCGTCAGCGTTATTCCGAGAATGTCGGCGGTTTTCACCGCATCCTCCATATAAGCCTCGTAGAAATCACCGCTGCGGAAGAGCAACAGGGTATCAGGATGCTTCACTTTCAGCTCCTGGAACTGCTTCAGGAGAGACCACACCTTAAGCGGCCGGTATTTCTCCGTCTTGTTTGTGACGCTTTTGGCACACATATAGTGTATTTCACTCTCTTTGAGATTGAGCTTCTTGAGATATTCTTCGATCTGCTCGTTCTCCCACTCGTCGGGACAGCCTGTGATTGTTGTGATTTCAGCTGTCGAATAATTCATTATTGCTATATCCATGATTGTAAAAAATTTGGTTAATGATGTGGAGGCGTGTGCCTCCCTGTTCGGCTCAGTCTACGTGCTGATAGGTTTTGCCGTAGTCCTTCTCATAGTCGATATAGAACTGCTGGTCGTCTTCAATCTCTATAGTTTCTCCACAGAAATTGTCAGAATCAAGAACAATAGCCGAATCATAGTAGGCTGCTTTTACTTGTTCCAATGCGTCTTTCTCGTTCTCGGCATCTACACTTACTACCTTGTTTAAAGTCTCTGTGACTGATACGTAAAATCTCTTCATAATTCTTGATAATTTGGTTAATGATGTCAGAGGGATTGCCCCTCTGTTTTTAGGCGTAAATAAAAGCTCTGCCATGAGTATTACGCAATTCTTTCAGAAGATAAGGATTAGAATTATGCTCTTTGCGTATATACGCCTCGCACTCTCTCTTTGTATAAAAACGTTCAACCTTACGCGGATTGTCGGGCTTTACACAAAACCACATTCTTCCACCAACAACATTACTGATTCCACACTGCGCAATTTTAAAATTCGTATTCATAATCATTTTTTAATTGGTTAAACATGTGCCTCCGCAGGGGAGGCCGTTTCAGGCTTTTTCGTTGCGTACCGCACGGATGGAGCAGTAAGGTGTGTCGAACGGATATTTAGCCTCGTTGATGTAATACACAACGGAGGGCACGCTCATCGTCAGAGTGTTCTGGCAGATGACCATTCCGTACATTCCGTGCGCCATCATGTTGCAGGCGCACATCTTGCAGGCGATAGGATCGCAATCCTGCGCCACATACTTGAAGCGGCGTCCGGCAGAATGATCCGTCCTGCTCTTGCTGATATAATGGGCGAGAAGGAGACGTCCGCTGCCGGAAGCGCAGTCGTTGACCGTGCCACATTCCTTGCCGGTGTCGATTGTCTGAGCCATGAGGTCTGACACACACTGGGGAGTGAAGAACTGCCCAGTACGTGAAGCCTTGCCGCGAGAGAGGTACATCTCCTCATAAAGAATGCCGAACACATCGAGCCATTCTCCACACTCCATAGCCTTGGCGACATCTTCAAGCCACATTATGACAAGATTGAAGAAGCCGTGCGATTTGCGCATCTGCTCCAGAATGTGATTGCTGTAGGCTTCCATACCGGACTGCAGGCTCTTAACGTCGAAATAGTTTATCACGTAGTCGAGGAAATCATCCAGGGCAGACTCTTGTGGCCTGCCGTTCTTCTCCGCCTCGGAAGACAGGATTTCAATGTACTTTTTCTTGTCCATATTCTTGAAATTTAAAGGTTAGAAAATAGGAAGCCCCACTCCGTGAGGAGCAGGGCTCTTTAAGGCTTACTTCTTAGCAAAGTCGAACAGTATGTGCTGACTTTCTTTACTGAACTCAGAATACATACATCCCACAGTGTCGTAGAAGTCTCTGAATGTGGTATTCGGTTCTTCTGCAAGAACACATTTTATCTCATATAAGAGACTGTCTTCGGCGTTAAAGTTCTTGTTGTACCTTGACCATCCGTTTGTGTATTCGAACGGATAGACCGCAGTGCAGTCCTCTATGAGATGGCATACGAAAGCCCAGCATTTCTCAAGGTCGGGCTTGTGGGTGAACTCGCAGTCGGTGTGCGGATTGTAATATCCGCAGGACAGATTGATGCACGACACGCTGACACCGGCTTCTGCAAGAGCCTCTACGTCCGTCATCATTCCGTCGGACTCACGGTAGCCCCAGCTTTCGCAGTCCGCAGCCTTGATGAAACCATCTGAGCAGAGCGGACCGGAGATTTCTGTCACCATGTCACTGCTTCCACGCCTGTCAATCTGGGCACAGAAACGGCAGTCTATGAAGAATCCGATGTCTGCGGCGCTTGAGCCGATGCAGCCGATTTCCTCTCCGATGAAGAAGGCACATTTGAGGACAGGGTATTCCATCAGCGCAGAGAGCGCAAGGAATATCCCGTTCTTGTCGTCGGCTCCCAGTCCGCACTGCTTGCGCATCTTGGGAGAATATCCGAAAATGACCTCGTCAGTCTCCACACAAGTGAAGTCAGAAGGATGGAAATCCTGCACCTGGTCCATGTGTGCGCACAGGCAGGGGTAATTAACCGCAACACCTTTCGTGATGTAGAGGTTTCCTATATTGTCCTGTGTTACAACAGCTTCAGGAACATTGGCTTTTAGCCACTTCTTGATGAATCGGCGGATGCGTTTCTCACTGCCGCTCTTTGAGTGGATGCAGTACAGATCTTTAAGTAACTCGTAATTCAATTTCTCTTTCATAATTCTAAATGTTTTAATGGTTAATGATGTAAAGGCAGGAGCATTACATCTCCCGCCTTTTTTCAGGCTTCTACTTCAAGTTCTTCTTTCTCAGCTTCGTGCATCGTTTCCTCATCCTCGAACCAGTCTTCGAGGACTTCGGAGTAAATAGCATCCTCTTTGAGGATGTACTCATCGAGATATGCGGAGTTCACGCAGTCATCTTTGTGCTGCCAGTCGCCATTGATGTCCACGACAGCCTTGTCTTTAAGGATATAGTCGTCGTGTTTTTCAACCCAAACTGCCTCATATTCGTAGATGTAGCAGTCTTCTTCGTCTGACCACGAGAAATCATACGTGCGGTCTTTATGGATACGAATAGAACGCCCGTTGTAGATAGCATCCTCTGCACAGGCTTTATACATCCAGTCCTCGTGATAGTCGTCATACTCGGCGACATCATCGGCGATCCACTCTTCCGAATAGTCCGACCATCTTTCGTTGTCGTGTGAACTGTAGAAATGATGATTGGTTACGTCCAGCTCGTCGGTGTAGTATTCATCGTAATGATTGTATGCGATGTCCTTGTTGTTGTCGTAACAGACAAAGCTGTCCTGATACGACAACGTATCACCATCGCACAGCCGGCATTCGATAGAGAACCGCTTTGCTCTCAGGGACTCGCCGTTGTTGGCGACGAAATTCCTGTTGTCGTGACAATCGACACCGACACGCTTGTAGCCGTCGATGAGACCTTCCTTGATGAGTCTGTTCACAAGCGTCTGCTTTAGAACTTCGTTCATATCGGACGAGTATTGACGCTCTGCCAGTCTCCAAGATTTCCCGTTCTCGTCTCTGACGTCATTGAAGATGACACAACGTGCCACTATCATTCCGTCACTGTCTGTCAGCCATGCTGCGCTGGCATCCACGGCGTCGGCATAGAAGGAGTATTGGTCCGCGCCTCCCATACAGGAGTGGAAATCGCCCTTGTAACGTTTGTCATCGTAGATGGTCTTGAAATCGCTTTCGCCAGATCCCACGTGGAGCGTCAACGCGGACTCTCCGATAAGGGACTCTGCATAGACCTGCCAGTCACGGGCGAACTCCTCGCCTATCCATCGTTTGACCTGTTCAGGTAGGATTTCTGTGAACGGCAGGCTGTCGAGACAGGAAGTTATGAATTTTCCTGCCTTCATCTTGAACACCCTGTCGTCACGCTCAGAATTAATGTAGCGGACGGATTTTGTGTCTCCGTCGGCACACAACCCGTGGCAGCTGTCTATATAGAGAGTCCGGTGGCGCAATGGCCAGTCGTTAAGGACAAAAGGTCCGCAACTCTCCATCCATTGAGGTTGTCCGCCGTCAAAATGATATGCGGCGAATGACTCCGAGATACGGAGAACGGCTTTTTTCACATCGTCCATACTTCTGGCGTTAAGATAATCGTATTTGTAGACGAACTCTTCAGCCAGTCCTTTGTTCAGCATGGTCCTCTGGAAGGAGAGCCACGTCTTGAGGAAACGTCTGTCCTTGAGCCATGCCAGCAGGATCTTGTTCTTGCGAGACTTGGCTCCGTTGCCGTGTTCCACGATTGCAAACAACTTCTTGAACTCTTCGTAGTTTTTGAAACTTTTAATAAAAATCATAATTCTAATATTTCAAAGGGTTAGTAAAATGAGGCGCACACTTGGAAATGTACGCCATTTGGCTCAATAACCCCGATACAGGATTCTTCTAACAAGCGGATACTCATAATCTCCGTCCTGTCCTACGCAGAAGGTGAAGCTCGGTTTGCCATTCCATAACTCCACCCATAGGTTGTCCAGAATACCACGGTTCAATATCTTATGGAATTTCATGTTGAAGAAAACCGTGTCGCGTTTTGATTTCTGGCAGTTGCAGGCATAACAAAAGCCGTCGGACAATTCTCTTAGGGCTTCGTCAGACAGTTCAAACTTAAATGTCTTGTAGCCGGCATAGATCTGTCCAGACAAGAAATCGTTCATTGTGAACAGCTTTCTGCCGCATGCCTTCAGCAGTCCTGTCAGGGTCTTGTACTTTCTTGTTCTCATAATTCTTCTTTTTTAGGGTTAGTAAAAAGAAATCCCCACCTTTTTGAGGTGAGGACCGTTCAGGCTTATCCCATTCTCTCCAGCTTCACGGAGACAGAGTAAGGAAGAGAGGAATATTTCTGCTCCTCCTGCCATTCGTAGGCGACGCTGCACGGGAGATACTGGCTCTCCTGTTTCTGTATCACCTTTATTATCGTCTCCTTGCAGATGCCGTCAGTGTGCTCCACTGAGAATGTGGAATAACAGGTGTTTCCGTCATCGGAGATTGCCGGTATGCCTTTTCTTCTGGCAACGGCAACGAGACCGCTGAAACGGTTGATGAAAACGTATTTTTCACCGTCGAAATATACGTCGATGGTGGTTTCATACTCTTTGGTTCTGATATATTCCATAATTCAAAGTTTTGGTTAGACAATGAAGGCAGCATGAATTGTCGTGCTGCCTGTTCCGGCTTACACGGTGTAGTCATAGCCCACACCGCAACATCTCCAGCAATCACCGCACTTATACATTTTCCTTGCGAGAGTGCCTAATGTGATTTTCCTTGTTTCCATTGAATTATACAATGGAAGCAGCTCCATGGCTGCCTGTCTTCTTGTTTTCATAATTCTTTCGTTTTTAGTTATTATCGTACTGCCCGGATTACAGGCAGTTTTCAGGCTCCGGCATTTTCACCGCAGAATTTCAACACTCTGCATTGCCTCCGAAGATGATCCTCTCAAGCAGCAGCGTGGAACGCCACCACTCTCTTAAGAACCACCTTCCAATTCTCGTACTTCTCCAGAATTTCCAGAGCAGTACAGCGTAAACAACTCCAAGCAGAATTATCGTACTTCCCAGGAGCAGGAAAATTGGAAGCACCTGAATAATTCCAAGCAGAATTATCGTACACGAATATATCTTCTCTCTTCTCATAGTGCCACCTCCTTTCCTTCTTTCTCTGGTGAAGTCTCTGGGAGCTGCTCTCCATAATGGCAGAGGCAGATATAACCGCCTGCCATCTCGTAATAAATCTCGTTTGTCATAATTCTATAGTTTTCAAATCATTCAGTTAATGATGAAAGCAGGACACCACATTACACGATGCCCTGCTCGTTAAGGCTTTACTTCTTTACCGCCAGATATGCAGTTATGAACACATCTGCAATGACAACACCGAGGAAGGCTGTAGAAACGGTGAACAAAACACCGCTCCACATTGTCAGGTACCAGTCTATCTCCGTCAGTGTGGCTGCATCCAGCAGCTCTCTGACTCCCGTAATATAGGCAGGGGTAAGAGAGCACGCCAAAATGATAAACAACACACACAATGAACTGCACGCAATTTTCTTCATAATTCTACAATTTTAGAGGTTACTATTGTAGGGTTGATTTCTCAACCCCATTAGCCAGGATGCCTCCATTTCCTTTTGCTCTCGTTGCAAAATGTCTCACGTCATTCGGCACCCTCCAATTTAACAAGATTGGTCCGATATGTTTTCCTGCTGCATACTCAAAGGTAACACGGCTGACATATAACCGCTTTCAGGTAGATTTCATTAATCCGTTCAGTATCTACTTTCTTCACTCGCTCCGTCACACGTGACGGATAACGGATATTGAGCGTTTCAGGTTAACCACACCTCGCACGCTCATACGATAGAATATGAATTATGATTAATTCTCATAAATCCCTGGCATCCGGTTTTCCAACCGTGATTAGAGAAACTCGTTCTCTGCCAGTGGGAGAGTTCTTCTCTCCTATCGCTCAGCTCGCTCGCCTTATCCCCAGCTACGATTTCTTACATTTCTGCCGGTCTCACTCCTTCAACCATGCAGCTGCTCTGGGATTTTTCTCGACAGCTCGACGGGATTTCTCCTCCGCTCGCTCCATTCGCATGGAACGTTTGCCCTCTGTCTGTCCTCTCACCTGTCACATCCTCCGGAAATTTATTTCCGTCTGGATGTGTTCCGTTACTTGAGATATACGGAATGTCGGTTTAGACAGTTTTTAGGGTCTTCATCCTCATGAAAAAAAAGGACACAAAAAAAGTGTGCCCTATTGTGTGGGTACACTTTATATTTATTTTTCAGATAACAAATAAGGCTGCCATTTTGGCAACCTTATAATTACGTTACAAAAACGTTTATCTTTTGTTTGGCTTTCCCTCTCTAATCTGACTTCTAACCTTTTCACGCTCGAGTAACCCCAAATTGATTAACTCAACGAATTTACGAATTTCGCCAAATGTGTATGGTGTTACATCCGCTTTTCTTGTTTCCTTGATAGGTCTGAATGTGTCGTTAATCCGACATATAAGGGAAGCTATACGTGAATCTGTATCACATATATTCTCAGATGCAAGACGCTCAAGGGTTTTGCCGTTGTCTTCAGTTAGGTAGTTTTCGGGAATGTTGACACCTTTTACCAACTTTGCAACCGCTACAAAAGCGGTGAACAATGTAGCACGGCTTATCTTTTGATAAGCGGCATTTTCGGCAAAAGTCTTAAGTCTGTAGTCTTCTAACGCTTTTTTCAACTGAATGAATTTAGCATCATTCTGTAGCCAGTCTTGTACGGCTTTAGATTGTTCACCCAATTCAGTATAGTCCGCATCAAGTACAACGGTACGGACTACATCCTTTACACGTTCGTTTAAAGTTTTCATAATTTTGAATTTTAATTATTAGCAATATTGCCGTTGTTCCGTATGTGGACTCGAACCACGTTGTAAGCCTTAAACCTAATACGGATAACCATTTCTTAATACGGTGTTGCGTTGACCTTTGATAGGTTATCCCCTATCTACTTAATAGATTGCAAAAATCATACGACAAAATGTGTTAAAATCATATATGTTAAACACTATAAGTAGTTGTATTTCAAGCACTTACAACACATAAACAATTAACAAATACTGACAAAATATGTAAATATAAAAGAATTGTCAGACTATTTGGCAGAATATTTTTAACATTACTAAAGGTTTGTCATACAATTTAAGCCTAAATATTGTAAGTACTTGAATATCAATGGATTACAATGTAAATAAGTGTATAAAAAAGCTGACATAATGGCAGTAAAAATAACGTTTTAACTTAATTTTTTAACTTAAATCTTTTAACACAATGAATGAAATTTAACTAAATATATTTGGGGTATATTTATACAATATGAGTGGAATAATATACAATGGTAAGTAGTTGGGTTTCAGAGGGTTACAAAAGATAATTACAAAACTAACAAAGGATTTTCAAAGTGTGAAAAAATCTTTACAAAACAAGGTTATATAAAATAACATTGTTTAACGTGTGTTTTAGGTGCTTAATCAGTGTGGGAATGACACCAAAAACGAATGACACCCACCCCCCCCGTGGGAAATTGGCGCTTTCGCGAGCACTAACCCCACAAAAATTTTTTCTTTTTCTTGTTTTTCTTAACTGCAAATTTAGGTTAATTGTCAAGATTTATTCATTGATTGTTAACGCCTGTTATTTTGCATAAGTATACAGAAGGGCTTGTTTTGAAAATATGAGTGTGGTCAAAAACTCAAAATGTCAGATTTTGTCTTAGCATATTTATCCTACATATTATGTATGTTAACAATGCATAATAATCCCCTTATTTTAAAGTACTTCTGCATATTTATAGAAATTTTTCTTATCTTTGCTATACAATAGATTGAAGTTAAAATTGGGTTAGGCAAAAAACCATTGGTATGGAAAATTCTGTAAATCACTGGTTTTCAATGACTTGATGAAAAACGTCAATCTTCTACAATGTTCAGAAGTGTGCACTGAATAATCATAATGTGCATTTTTGCATTGGATATACGTTTTTACATATGTTTTTGCGTGCGTTTTGATGTATTTAGCGTATTGTATAATATAATTGTGAAATGAGGAGAAGAGTGAATTGATATGAGCAGGAATACAGGATTGATGATAGACACTCTGTACCAGCAGTTGCTTACGTTGTCGAGGAATCCGCGTTACGGTCTTGACTCTCTGCGGAGTGAGTGGGGACGTACCAACGGTGAGTTGTATAACAGCAAGAAGCTTTCTTTCTGCCGTGGCATAAGGGAGCTTGCAAAGGACTGTCCTGTGAAGTGGTATAACGGCAGTTTCTATCTTTTCAACGGAGTGATATACGAGAGGTGTGACGATGATGTGGTGAAGCAGGCGTACAGGCTGTTGCTTGAAGGTCTTGCGCTTGCGAGGATGGTTGACAACGTTACAGTGATGAGGGATGTGTTTCTGGCTACGATAAAGCTGTATAATGTATTGAGTCCGCAGTTTGATGTCGTAGCTTTCAAGAACGGTGTTGTTGATTTCGGCACTAACAGGATAGACCCTCAGGTGATGCCATTCGGTCCCGAGTGGCACGTCATATACTACCACCCTTATGATTTCGACCCCAAGGCGAAGTGTTTGAGATGGCAGAGTTTCCTTCACGAGATGCTTCCGGACAAGACCTCCCGTCTGATACTTCAGATGTTCCTCGGACTCGGTCTTGTGCAGAGGGGTGATGCGTATAACAAATATGACGGGAAGACGACTTCCAAGATAGAGTTGTGCCTTATACTCCTCGGTACCGGAAAGAACGGCAAGAGCGTAGTGTATGAGGTCATGAGTGCCCTTTTCGGCAAGGAGAGGATAAGTTCCATGGACTACGGGGCGTTGACTGCGCAGGGAGACGAGGGAATGAGAGGGAGGTTCCCTATAAGGAACGCCATCTTCAACTGGTCAATGGACTCTGACGCTAAGAAGTTCGGCAGGGGAGACAACGGAATGTTCAAGAGACTTGTCAGCGGAGAGCCTGTCCCTATGAGGGAATTGGGGAAGAATATCCTTGAGACCCGCAGGCTTCCGTATATGATCTTCAACATGAACGAGCTTCCTTTTTCCGAGGATGCCTCTTTCGGATTCATACGAAGGCTTCAGTTCGTGAGCTTCAACGTCGTAGTCCCCAAGGAGAAGGAGGACAAGGCATTGTCTTCAAAGATAGTCTCTTCCGAGCTCAGCGGAGTCTTCAACTGGGTCCTTCGCGGTGCACAGGAGCTGAGGAAGCGTCGTTTCGTGTTCCCGGAGTCAGACTTGAACGACAGGCAGAAGCTGTTGAGTCTGATGAGCAGCCAGCCAATCACTGCCTGGGTAGCGGCTTACGGTATGCGTCCGGGCAAGGAGGCGCAGAACGAGATAGGCGTTGAGATACCCGCTGCGAAGATGTATACGAGCTTCACTACGTTCTGCAGGGACAATGACGTTGACGAGAGGGACATCCCTTCTATACAGCGTTTCGGCAGGCTTATGAGGGACAAGGAGCGTTTCTTCAAGAGGAAGACACCTTCCGGCATGGTCTATAAGGTATACGGAGCCACTGAGGATAGGGTTATGGAGCAGGTGTTGCTTTCCGAGCTTCCGGTGAAGAAGGAGGACAGCGAGAGTTTCATCAGAGACGACGACTGATATGGCGAGGAGATACAGGAACAAGATACCTCCTTTCACTCCAGACCCTGAGCACTGGACGAGGAAGTCGAGGTCGTGGAAGGCTAAGGTGGCGTACAGGAGCGAGGATGAAGCATGGGAATACCTGCAGCAGAATCCGAGACTTGCCGGACAGGGAATGACAGTATACAAGTGCCATGTATGCAGTATGTGGCATATAGGACATAAAAGATAGTATAGATGATGATAAATTCAGAGATGACATTTGATTATAGCGAGGTGATACAGAAACTGAGCGAGCCATTGAGGAAGAAACTGGATTTTTAATAATAAAATAGTTGAGATATGAGGAAATATTTATTCATTGCATTAATCGCTATAACGTTGCTATTGGCAATGTGCAGCAGGGATCAGAGATTCCAAGAGGGCAATCGTGAGTTGTATGACACCATTACGGTGTACTCTGTAGACAAAATCGTAGAAACGTCTGGAAGCAAAGAAATGTTTAGCACAGAGACCTATTATCTTGTGGCTACAGACAAGGGGGCGTATCGTATAGATTTGTATGGGATATGGGCTAATCCTCAACTTGTTGGAGTTATAAAACAAGGTAGAACATATATTGTTAAAACTGAATTTTTTAATGCTCCAATGATCAAGGTATACAAACGTATAACTAAGCTAATTCGTGAATTATGAAGAAAGGGTATTATGAATACGAGAACGGGATATATCCACGGAAATTGTGGGTTCATATCGGCAGGGATTTGAATAAATTGATAGAAACCTGCTTTGACGGGTGCGAGGCTCCCGATGCGGACTATGGTGGTGTGACATACAGTAATGCCGTCAGAAAGAGCGACAGCAAATACGGAGTACTTGTTTCATTTCCGAGTACGAAGGATATGACGATGAAGAATTGTTGTCATGAAGCATCCCATGTTTGCGACGGAATAGAGGAAGCCATCGGTATGGAGCATGGCGATGAGGCTTCAGCGTATCTGATAGGCTGGATAGCATCCTGCATCAACAAGGCCCGTTTGGGTGTTGGTGATTTTATAGAATTAAAAGATAAGGAGAAATAGCTTATGAAAAATTATTGCTGTAAGGTGACAAAGAACGGATATAGAAGTCAGGACGAGATAGATACTATTACTGGAATTAATGTGTACGAACTTAGCCCAACAAGGCATAATTCAGAAATTTGCGCAAAAGGTGTGATGTGCGAGGTTTACGAGGAAGGTACTTTCTATGATGAGCATGACGAATTTTATTTCCAAGCAAGGAATACTGTCATTGCTTCAAGAATAGGTTTCACTCATTATCTCGACCGAGACTTGCTGAAGCTTGGTAAGAATAATGTTAGGTTGTTCTTGATGGATAATAGGATTTCTTTTGATGATGCTATGGCGTTATCGGAATTGGAAGCCTATGAAAAGTGTAAGAAGTATTATAACCGTTTAACAGAGAAATAACTTATGGGGCATTATATGGATTACGTAGACTTTAGCATTTTAAAGGGTAAGACTCTTATATCTGTGGAAAAATACTCCTACAACGAAGACCATTTGATATTTAAGACTTCTGAAGGTGATATTTATCTTATGGCACATTGTCAAGAGTGTTGTGAAGATGTATATATTGATGATGTTTGTGTGATTTTGCCGACTTGCTAAACGAGACGATATTGGTTGCTGAGGAGTTAAGTTGTGATGTTACAGAAGAAGATAGGCGCATTGACGATTCCTGTACTTGGACTTTTTACCATTTAGCCACGTTTAGCGGAGATGTAACGGTTAAATGGTTTGGTGCAAGTAATGGTTATTACTCTGAGGGAGCAGATCTATTTAAAATAAGCGATAGTACTTACGATAGTATTGAAAAGGGTAAATTTGACATGAAATTTTTAAGGGAGTATTTGGGATGAAAAGATATATAGGAATAGACCCCGGCAAGCACGGTGGCATCGCAGTGATGGGAGCCGACGGCGAGGTGCTTGATGTAGTTAAGATGCCGGAAACGCCGCAGGATTTGCTTGACTTTCTGGAGCAGTACAAGGACGACAGCTTCTGCACACTGGAGCGAGTAGGCGGAATGCCCGGCAACGGCGGCAGTGCGATGTTCAACTTCGGCAAGGGCTACGGCCACCTGCAGATGGCGTTGCTCGCCCTGCATATCCCCACAGAAGACGTCACGCCGAACAAGTGGGAGAAGACATACCAGCTTGGCAGCAGCGGCAAGTACACAAAGACAGAGTGGAAGAACAGGCTAAAAGCCAAGGCGCAGCAGATGTTCCCGCATTTGGGCAAGAAGATAACGCTTGCCACCTGCGACGCCCTGCTTATTTGCGAGTACGGAAGAAGACAGAATTTATAACATAAAAAAAGAGGAATATGAAATTAGAGTTTGGAGTAAAAGTCAAAGTAGGCAACTACTACATCTTGAAGTATGCCAAAGGTCTTGGCAAGAAAGAACTTAGCCGTTTGAGAAACGTTTCAGGCATCCCCAGGAAAGTGCAGAAACATCTTAGCAACGGCCGTACACTGCCCTTCATCAAGGTAGGTACAATCAGCGGTTCGTGGTCGGTTGAGTATATCATGGGCACATCCATGTATGACGCCATCGACGCACTGCGTGTTGTTGTAGACGAAGCCGGAGAGAGACAGTTGTATGGAGTAGAAGCCAAGAACGCCGAAGCCATGTTCGTTGCGATGTTCGCCGACACCACCGTTGTAGGTGACTACGAATACCAGGTAGCCAAACAGAAGCTCCTGTCAGAATACCTTGACCGTGCAGGCAAGGAGCTGAACAAGAAAGCCGATGCCGGCAAAAGCGACGAAGAACTTCGCAAGGAGAACGAAGCCGCCGTTGAAGAAACCGCAGCGAGAGAGACCCACGCCAATACCCTTCTTGACATGGCAGAAGAAATAATGAGAAAGGAGACAGGAGATGATCGACGGAATTGACAGACTTGTAGAAATCATAGAAGACCGCTACGCTATGGAGCAAGCCATGCGCATTATCCTTTGGTCTTTGGAAACCAGACAACTTCCACCAGAAAGCAGCCTTCCGCTTTTCAGTGGCAGTCTTGTGAACGAAACATTCTTCGCCATTCTTGAGCGCATCACCGGCAAGGAGTACAAATAAAAGAAGGCGATGCTTCACAGCACCGCCTCAACTGAAAATTTTAGAATTATGAAACGAGGAAAGCTCCCCGCTCATTAAAAGTTGTTGCAAAAGTAACCAATTCTTCCACTTATTCCCAATTGTCTGTTGCCTTTAACATTAAATTAACTATTTTCCCCCTTTGCAGAGATTGTTCTTGAACAACAGACAGTCCTCCTTGCACGTAGGATAGTCTTTAGGCAAGTAATAGTGTACGGTATTGTTCTCCGTATCAATCTCATCCTGCTTAATCTTGTTGTAGTCAGCTTCAAGCGCCACAATCTTCATCCAGTCCGTAGAGCCGAATTTAGCCTTTTTCTCTGCCCTTACCAGTTTTTTGAGAATAGTCTCCTTTGAAGTCTCCTTCGCCAGTTCCTCCGGAGATATTTCATCCCATCTGCTTTTCTCCTGTTGTTCCGCCACGCGCCTCTGCACCGAGCCGAGCGCCTCCAGCTTGTTCATCTCCCTTTCAAGCTCCGCTTTCTCCCAGTTCAGCCCTGTTCCCTGGAACGCCACGCTCCATGCATCACGCTTGCACCATCCCGCTGCTCTGAGGTCAGCGTAAATAAGATATTCCGGTGCCTTCATTCCATACGATTTCGCTGTTTTCAGCGCCTGTACCGTCAAAGTATATCCATCCATACACAATTATCTTCAAGAAATTAAATCATCTTCAAACACAAACTCCACATAGCACACGCACGATACGTGGAAAGGTGGGAACGGGTCCGTCCATTTGTGAACATAAGAACACTCATGGTCGCATTGGTCGCACGGAAAGCTCGACCCCCGATACACCCGGAATCCGACAGCTTCCATTTCCATGCCATAGTCCTTCTCTGCCAGTCCCCACGCCAATGCAATCACCTGTGTGGAGTTTCTGACGATGTTCCTGTATGCATTGCGGAATACACCCTTCCCGTAAGAAGGCGTAGCGATGTTAACATCCTTTCTCCTCGCCTTTGTGATTACCGAAGTTCGGTAAGGGTCCTTGTAGCCAGTCCTTATAGCCGAAAGAATCTGCTCCTCCTTGTAGTCCATCATCACGCCAGCCTTGACCATTCTCACCATATCCTCTGCGAAATTGTCAAGGTACGCCATCATCCTCTCGCTGATGGTCCTTCCGTACACCTTCCCGGAGAGCAGAGAGGCGATGCCGTTCCCTTCAGTGCCGAGAATGTCAGCCGAAGCGTAGGCATAAGCCTCCGTGAACTTCAAGATGTTCCCTGCCGCCTCTCTCGTTATCCCCCTCGCCTCTTCAAGCAGCTTCTCCTGTCTGTAGAGTTTGTTTCCGCGTCTGTATTTCCTCGCCGCTGCAATGATGAGCTTCGCTTTTGGGAACAGTTCTTTCTGTATTCTTCGTTCCATGTTTCTGAGAGCCTGCGCCCTTTTCGCCGCATATTCAGCCCCACGTCTTTTCTCGTCCATAAGCGTCAATGACTACGGTTGTAATTCTGCCAGTTGTTGCGTCCGTCCCAGTTTCTGTTTTCGTCATATTCCTTTCCGGACTTGTTCGGTCTTCCCGCTTTCCTTCCGTTACCGGTATTCATATCGCTTCCCGAAGACTGTTGGTTTATCTTTGCCGCTTCCTTCTGTTGTTGGATAGCGTTTTCCGTCTCGTTGTCCGCCCTTTCAATGTCCATAAGCAGATCCTGCTGTTGCTCCTCCTTCTTTTCCCTCATGATGCGAGTAAACTCATCATTCTTGCTGAACTTGGAATTACGTTCCGAAGCCGTCTGTTTCGACAGGAAGCTGTTCTGTACCGCCGTTGCGAGGTTCGTCACCAGCTCCGTGTCATTCTGATGCACATACGGTTCAATCCATGCGTTTACAGACAACCCCGTCATCGACGCCATGCAGTCCTCCTCTGTTCCTATTCCGAACTTGCAAATACGCACAATCTGGTCGAGGAACGGCTGCAGTTTCTGTGCATCGTTGGTAGCCATTTCTATAGCCGGAGAATACAGCAGTTTCAGAGCGACTCCAGGCAAGTCACCCGATTTCAGCTCAGGAGGCTTTACAGTGAACGACAATTCATAAATAAGGTCATACGATTTGTTCAGCTGAGTTGCGAAAGCGTTAGATGCATCCGTTCCGTTCAGGAACTGCGCCTTTCCGTCAGGGTCGGTGATAAGAATAGTCTTTGCCGCTCCCGTATTGTCTCCTGTCACAGAAATGCTCTCTCCGTCACCCGTCAGAGACAGTATAGGGAACGCATACGCCTTGTTGTTCTCGCACAGGTAAGCATACGCCTCCTCATAGTCTTCAATGTTTTTCTGCACCGGGCTCCAGCACGGTCCGTCATCATTCCTTTTGTAAGCCACAGGCACGAACAGGAATCCGTGCAGTTCCTCATTGACAAGCGTATAGTCGCTGATTCCGAAAATCCTCGCTATCCTTACGACCGTATTAGCCAGTTTCCCTTTACCGAGTCCCTTCTTGAACCTGTAGAATTTCCTGTCATCCCACACTTCGACCCATTCAGTGATTTCCTTTCCGTCATCATCATAGTCGTAGTATTTTCTTGCGAAAGCTGCCATCTCACCTGTCAGCGAGTCATAATGCGGGTATAAAATGTCCCCGTTATCGTAAGACAGAGCTTTCATTCCAAACCTCTTGTTTTTGTCGAAGAAACCCACAATAGCCCCCTCGGCGACCTTCATATACGCACAAACCGCTTCGAAGAACCTTATCTCGACGTTGTGTGTCAGCCATCCCTTCTTGAACTTGGAAAGCAGTTTCAGGTCATTTTCGATACCCTTATCGTTTTCGCTGTCGGTAAGTTCGAACTGGATGTCATTTCCCGTCACGTGCAGTACATGCTTCACCCATATCAGGAACTGGAATGCGAACGCCGTCCTCATTATCTTCTGTACGTACCATTTCCCGTCCTCCGGGTTCTGCTTGTATATGTCAGGATATTCCTCCTCATCCCAGATGCGGTGTCCAGAAGGATAGAACTCCCTGAGGAAGTCCGCCTGCGTCTTGATCCTCCTGTAGAGCGTGTCCTCCGGCATCGAAGGGTTCTCCTTGTCCGTCACCTCCCTGTTGAACAGGTCGTGTTTCATGTAGCCTTTAGGCGTCACTTCGAAGAACGGCTTTTTCACGAGCAGTTCCCTCAAATCCGTTACTTTCAAATCCTCCATAATCCTTTAATATTTTTGTTTTTAGTTTTTGTGAGTGAGAAAATCATCCTGTATATCAGCGACTCGAAGAAGTCAGGCGAGTGTCCGACATATTTCTTCGCCTTGGTCTTTGCCAGCAGGTTGAATCCCTTGTCATCCCCGTTCTCGTCACGCCGCAGCATTTTCCTCTCCTTCTGCAGAATCTGCCTCAGAGTCCAGTTCTTGAAGCCGTCACCAGAGAATTTCCTGTCAAGCAGCCCCTTGTCTATTGACAGCCCTTTGTCCTTGACAAGCCTGTAGAGCAGCCATGCGCATTGCGATTTCAGGTTCTTATACAAGTATTTCACCCCCTCCTGTTCCTTTTTGTTCTTCGCCATCGGTGCCGCCTGGTTGTTGAACGGCACAGCCTCCGGCATGAATCCTTTGAGGTACTGTCCGATACCCTGCAAGTCGTATGTGAAGTTACACTCCTCCACTCCCCACTCCCTGAGTTTCGTCTGTATGCACGACACCAGTGTCTTTGCGTCGAGCCTCAATACCACAAGGTCCTTGATGTGGAATCCTTTCCAGTGCCACATCACGAAGTTGTCGCCACCAGTGAAGGCGATGTCCGCCGATGCCCTGTCGATACCGTCCCCCTCCTGCTCTGCGTTTTCAAAGACAGCCTCCATGTCCTCCATCTTTATCAAGTCATCGCCCGCCGCTTTCCAGTTCCAGTTAGCCTCAAGGTCGCGCATTCTCTGCTCCTCGTCCTGCTGTGCGAGGTTCGCTATATACGAAGGGTCTGTAGAAATCAGCTTTATGTTCTCCGAAACGTCAGCCCTTATGAATGTCGTCGATTTTATGAACACGTCATATTTCGTGTACCCAAGCGGTTCATAGCTGGCCCTGTATTTGTTCCATAGTCTGTCTATGAGGTGTGAGCACTGTTCGTAGACCTCCTCTCTGGTGTTACCCCAGTATATCGAGTCCGGAGTGTTGCCGTCCATAAAGCAATACCTTATGACACCATCACGTTCCGGAATGATATATCCGTCCTCGTCCACCCACCAGTCGATGACCTTCCTCACCCAGGATTCCGGGTCCGGGTTGCAGGTGATCCAGAATCTGTTTCTTATGTGCGCCGCGTTACGGTTGTTTGTGAGCAGGTATTTGAATTTCTTGTACGGGCACTGCGTACCCTCATCAATGCAGATATATGCGAACTGCCTTCCCTGGAACCTATCTTTGAATTTCTTTAACACCCCCGAGTAATACGAGAATTTCAGCCATCCGCCGTTAGTAAAGTTCCAGGTCATGTCGTTCTGTGACTTGTTGTAAGTACCGAACTGCGAATACAGACATTCAGAGTCGGTAATCAGTGACTGCAAGTCATCCTTCTCCTTTCTGACAATAACTGCATGGAAGTCAGGTTTTTTGATGTCTTTCAGAACCTCCATGAGAGAAGAGAACGATTTAGAACCACCTCTTGAACCTCCAACGATTTTGATGTCAGCGTTGATAGAGAGCATACGTTCCTGTCCTCCACGCTGCGCCACGATTTTGAGTCTGTCAGGATGCTTGCGGTCAGCGTCGCGCAGAGATTGTATGTACTCCTGCGTATAAACAGGAGCTCCATTGTCAAGTTTAAGTCCAGTAAAAGTCTCCATTTAGGTATATATATACATTCTAAATGCAAAAATATCGAATTTTATTTGTATAATTGCATATTTATACATATTTTTGCGATGTAAATATTTATACTTATGCATTCCGGGGAAGCACCCCGATGTAACCGACACAAAAACTAAACATTTTACACCATGACAAGGGAAGAACTCTTGAACCTTGTGAACAAGGAAGCAGACACTACCAAGTTCACATCATTAAGCCAGAAGACCATCAATGAAGAACTTGATGATGTCCTGGAAGATTTCGGTGATGACGAGGAAGCCAATTCCAAGATAGTCACCAAGTTGGCAAACCGCTTGAAGCGCATGGACGGCAACCTTCACAAGAACGTCTCCGACGAGATGAAGAAGAACAGAGCCGAGGCAGAGCGCAAGAAGAAGAAGGAGGAAGACGAGCGCCAGAAGCAGGGAGAGGGAAACGAAGACGACCGTTACCAGGCACTGGAAGATAAGCTCAACAAGCTCCTTGCCGCCAACGAAGAGCGAGACAAGCGCGCAGCAAAGCAGGCCGCCCTTGACTCCGTAAGAAGCGGTTTGAAGGACAAGTTCAGCAAGGCGAACCTTGAGATGAATGACTTCTTCCTTGAAACCGCGATTTCGAAGCTCGCCGTTCCAGACGATGATGCCGACATCGCAGAACTGACGGCGAAGGCCGAGAGTATCTACACCACCGATTACAAGCGCGCCAACGGCGGTGCCGCCATCCCAACCAAGCATGTCACCCCCGGCAATGACACCGGCAAGGTTGACGACCATGAGTTTGACGACATCATAGAGCGTAGGAAGCGCCGTTTCGGGAAGGTAGACGAAAAGAAGTAACAGAACAAACAAAAACAAAAAAGACTGATTATGGATAACTCTATGAATTACTACGACCAGATGCTCGCCCAGGGAGCCGTGATGAACGGCGGTGTGATGCTGCAGGCCGAAGGTTCCATCGGCGGTCAGCGTTATGTGTTCGCCGGTCTTGAGGCCCTTGTCAAGAACGCTTTCAACCGTCCACCAATCGGCGGTCAGCTTGCCAATCCGTTCCCCGGTCCCGCCAAGATCTACGCAGGAGACCTCATCGAGCACGACCTTGGCATTGTAAGCGGCAAGGGTGCGACAGTGAAAGTGCTGAAAGCCTACGAGGTGGCCAAAGCAACCGGAAGCGCCACAGACACGGTGATATACCTTACCCGCAACGGTTTCGTCCACATCCCGTTTGTCGGCGACAACATTATGATAGGCCAGGAAGACTTCACCACCAAGGGCATCGGTGTTACCGTGACCAAGGTAGAGACCGAGACAGACGCTACAGCCGGTGACGTATGGAAAGTGACCCTTTCCGCCACATTAGGCACACTGAAGGAAAAGACAGTTCTTGTCGAGGCATCCGCAGCAGGTGACAGTGTATTGCCAATGGTTACAAACCCTAACTGTTTCGCCCCGAACGACTACGACCTTCCGTTCTTCGACCTCGGAGGCGACAAGTATCACAAGCCCCGTTACAACATCAACTTCTGTATGTTGCACCCCGACCTTGTGATGTGGAAAGACAAGATGGGTCCCGTATGTCCGGCCGTTGCCGCCATGAACAAGAGCTTGTACCCAGAGTTCTGGCGCATTTAACCAACGCAAAGTATAACGTAAAAAGATTGTAACAGGATATGGGAAAATTCAATTTCAACGATTCTCGAATGGCCAAGTTTTTCTCTTCGAAGATAAACCGTGACTATTTGCAGACATACATCAACAAAGAAGGCATCCTTCTCAGTAACTACGACTGGTATCTCACCCAGGGAGCCATCGCCACCGACGTTACTCCTACCGACAACAAGGGACTTGCCACCTTCTCGGTGAAATCCCGCGAGCTGAAAGCCGCCACTCTGATGAACCTCCGTGCTCCGCTCAGTGAAGGCTATCAGAAAGAGAAGGGCAACATGAACTGGTATACCGCCACCATCCCCGACTTCGCCGCCGACGGTTTCCGCGAGACCGCCACAGAGCGTTGGTATCGCATGAAGATGCTCGGTGAGGAGTTCGGTGACGACGCCGACCTCGTGGACGAGTATACCGACAAACTTCAGGACCTTGTGGACTCCCTGAACAGTACCATGACCTTCATGACCGCCCGTCTCGCTTCTACCGGTGAGCTCGACTACACGAACATTGGCCGCGGCATCCAGGCACCTCTCCACACCGCCAACATTCCGAAGAAGAACTTCAAAAAAGCCGGCAAGCTGGAGTGGGCCAACGAGGACTGCGACATTCTGGAGCAGATGCGCCAGTTTGAGGAAAACTGGCGCAAGGCATACCCACAGTACGCCAAGACCCCACTTGTATGGCAGATGACGAAGAACGACTTCAACAACGTTCTTCTGAAGAACAAGCAGGTGCAGGAGCTTTGGAAGAGCTGGGCAGCCGCCAACTATGTAGCAGTGTTGCAGAACTACGGCGTGAACAAGGAGATGTTCCTGAAGTCCGTGACCGACCTCAACGGTCTTTCTCCAATCGAGATTGTGGAGGAGCAGGAGCAGAACATCCGTTTCGACGGCAGCGTCGAGACCATCCAGGGCTGGGCTGACGGTACGGTAGTATTGCGTCCGGCAGGCAAGGCATTCACCTTCAAGCGCAAGCAGATCAGCGACAAGGTGATATTCGAAGCCTTGGGCAACAAGATGGTAGACGTAGTTTGGGCAACCACCAACAACGGCCTCGGTCTGTTGAGGAACATGACCACTCCTAACGGATTGTATAAGGAGTTCAAGACAGACCTGTTCCTCGCTGCTGTTCCCGCGATGCTCGACTTCCCTTACCGTTGGATCATCAACATCAAGGAAAAGAGCTAACCCTAAATACCGAGAAACGACATGGAAAAGGAGTGTGAAACATACACCGTAGCCGATTATCTTTCAGGCAAAGTGAAGTTCGGCGTCAACGACGAAGCGCTGCGCCCGATACTGTTGGACCGCGGTCTCGACCTTGACATTCAATACGGCGACGCCGACAAGTCCGCCCTGCGTCTTGCCTACGCCGACATATTGAAATGGTTTGTCCTTGGTGCGAGCAAAGTGAACAACACCTCCGATTCCGATAACGGCTGGAGTCATTCGGGAGGAGGTTACGAGCTCAGCGACACCGACCGGCGCGAGTTGAAGGAAGAGGCCAACGCCATCTACCAGGAACTTGAGCCCTCGTCAGTATTCAAGAGCCAGTCCTCCTTCAAGATTGTCTCCCACGGCATCAAGCGAGCCACCTACACCCCGTATGGTATGCCGTTGGGCCACGTCATAAAGCATTGAGCGTATGAGAGAGTCCCGTATTGACAACCCCCGCTACCCCCACCATGTGAGCATCGTGCGCGTCATCCACGGCAGGAAAGACCCGGACAACCCGTTCTGTGAAGCCGACGCCCCCCTGCTCGATGTGGAAGAAGAGCTGTACTGCGGAAAGTGTCGTATCTACACCGACACCACCACGACCGGAGACAGCCGTATAGACGAGAACAAGCGGAAGGCCAGCATCCCGATACGTTTCGATGCCTGGTCCGGCTGCAAGTTTCCTTTGGACGGTGACATCATCCGTTGCAGGATAGGCAACCACACGGAAGAAGGCATCGTGAAAGACTGCGAGGGAGACAATAACAGGACCGTAGTGTACTGGAGTTTGAAAAGAGTGTGACAATGGGAGGATATGAACGCAGACTGTCGTTAGGCTTGCAGTTCGAGCACGAGATGCTCGGCAAGATAAACAAATACGCCTACGAGCGAGCCTACGCCATCATGAAGAAGGCCGCCGACAAGGTGGTAGAGGCATTCAAGAAGAACCGTGAGTTCTATAATGTGACAGGAAACACCTTCACCTCGTTCTATGCCTCCGTCTACTACCGCGGCAAGCTGATGTACGTCTCCCGTTCCGCAGACGGCGAAGCCCCTCCAACCCGTCCCACCCTCCGTAAAGGCGAAATCTACGACAAGCCATCCTATTATGAAGGCGACGAAGCAGATCCTCCATTCAGAGGAAAGACAGGCAAAGGCGGACAATGGGGTCCGAACCTCATCTACGGCCGCATCGGCAAGTTCAAGCCCGGAGGCGAATGGGCATTGATGTGCGTGTGCCCTGTGGAATACGCCAAGTTCAATGAGAAAATCGTCGAAACCGTCTACAGCACCTACGAAGACGTTCCATTCCTTTTGCAAATCGGCATAGCAGAAACCAACGGAACGATAAACTTTGACATATAATGCAAGATGGACCTGAAACAGATATACTACGATTTGGGCAATGCCGTGAAAGGCATCTGTGATGTCGTCATAGCCCGCAACCGTCCCGACACGGTAGACAAGCGCTATGACAGCTTTATCGTCGTGAGCCTGCCTTACGCCATCCGTAACAACGAGATAAGCGATGACGGCTCATACAACGACTACAGCACTACCGTCCAGATAAGCATCTACACGAGGAACCGTGTTTCCTCCGGTCTCGGCAACTGCACAGACCTTGACGCCATGGACGAGAAGCTTGAGCGTGTGCTGTCCGTCTTCCCCATCCGTACCCCCCGGATAATCGTCACGAAGCCCAAGGTGATACTGCAGACCGATGACGGAGACGGATTCGACATCACGATGATACAAGGCCGTTTAAGGACAAGATAACAATAACCAACCAAAAACTTATAAGTATATGGCAGCAAAGACAAAACAGGAATTGAAGGTCGTTTTCAATGACATCGCCGACCTTTACTATCAGCAGGCCGTTGTGGACTTCGAGCAGACTACATTGAAGTTTGCCCCAGAGTTCAACCTTCCGGTGACTGTAGACACACTGCAGATCACCCAGGACGACCCGACCATCAACCACTACAAGGTAATCGGCCTTGATGCCGACTGGACCTCAAGTTCAACCTCCGGTGATGTGAAAATCCAGCTCACCGTCCCAACCCTTGACAAGGAAGTGATGAAGATTTTCTACGGCGCAGACGCCGTGAAGGATGTCCCTACAGCCACTATGACCACCGGTGACACCGAGCTTGACGGCACAACCGGTTTTGAAGGTCACGCATGGGAGCTGAAGAAGAAGAAGATTACAGGAACCTTCTTCCTTGTAGACTCAGAGAAGAAGAACCTTGTGGTAATTACCAACCTCGCCCTTTACGCCAAGCAGTTGTATGACAACCCAGGCACACAGCCGTTTGCCATCCAGCTGACCGGCAGTATTGAAGGTGCAGGCAAGAAGAGCTTCGCTTATCTAAAAAAAAAGTCAGCGTAGCGACACAGTCGGCTAAAAAGGAAGAAAAACCGACAGTCTGAGACACCACATAACCTTAGAGACGGCAGGCATAAGAAATGCCATGCCGCCTTTTTAATTGTATCAATCACACTAAGCCAAATATCATGTCAGAAAAAAAGATAGAGCAACCCTCCGTAGAATACCAGAAGATGCTTGATGCCGTTCTTGCCGCCGAGCCCCTTGACGTGGAGTTCAGAGGCAAGCGCCGTACTATAGGCTGGCTCCACAAGGGTACGATAATGAAATTCAGTCATATCGTGGCGAGAGAGAAGAACGAGAACCGTCGCAATGCGAAGATATGCGCCGTTGTGCTTCTTAACAACATCTGGAAGATCCGTGCCTTCTACGGTATCTATTGGCGTTGGCTGTATTACTTCTGCGACCTTGACGATGTGGAAGTGTTGCGCCTTTTGGAAACTGCGAAAAAAAAAACTCAATCGACAGCATCCTCACTGCTTACCATATTAGTGATAGGAATGACGAATCTGAGGATGACGATGACGACGAAGGAAGTCGATGCTATCCAAGCCGAACAAGCTGGGGAGCCGCATATTCGTTAGCCGAGAAGTTCCCTTTCCTCTTCGAGCGCCGTTACGGCATCCGTGCCTACGACTACTGGTGGGGCTACACGTCAGCGCAGATAGACCTTATGGTCGCCGATCAGCCATTGGTGGTATATCCGAAGAAAGACAAGGGGCCGACCCGCAAGAAACTCGCCTCCGCCTATGCACGTTGGAAAGCACGCAAGGAGAAGGAAGGCGGCGACAAGCTTGTAGGAAAAGAAGGAGTGACGTTCGGGGATTTCCTGAAGTGAGTGTAAACAGATATTCTGGAGAGATATGGACTTGATTAAAAAAACACAAAAATGGTAGGAATATGGCAGGAGGAAATTTAGGAGATTTGAGCATGACGCTCACGTTGAAGACGCGTATGGAGGAAGAATCCAAGAAGCTTATTAACGCTCTCAACAAGATAGACGTCACCGGCAAGCGAGCCCAGGACGCACTGAATCTGATAACGGAAGCAACAAGTACCCTTAGCAGCAAGGGAGTTGCCGACATCAAGAAACTGCAAGATGCTATAGCGCAATATCAGGCGTTTGCCGCCAGAGCTGAGGGTCTGGGGGTTGATTCCAAGACGGTCAACAATATAACTGCCATAGCAGAGCAATATGGGAAAGTGTTGCAAATACTACAAAGAATAAATGCAACCGGGAAAGGCCACGCAGGTTTTTCCGACTACCAAGACATGCAGCGCGTTGAAGAACTTTTACAGCAACGCCGCCATGCCCAGGAACAGCAAGCCAAGAGGGAGGAGGAGCTTGAGAAGCAGAAGCAGGAACGCCAGAAAATCTCCGCACAGATGGCCCAGGAGACATACCGGCAGGAGATAGCCGCCGCCGAACAGAAGTCGCGCGCCTTCGCCCAAGCCCTACAGAAGCAGATGGAAGCAGAGGAGAAGCTCCGTCACTCCAGGGTGGGAGGAACGGAATTTGATAGACGTCGTGCGGTCAGGGCATCCTTTGCTTCTGAGCCAACCCGTTATTACGTTCCGTTTGCCGGCAATATGGACCAGATAAATGAAGTCCAGAAAGCCTACGGCAAAGCCTTTGACGCCCTTGGAGAGAGATACGACCGGCTACAGCAGAAGATTTCCAGTTTCCACGGCCCTAAAGACGACGAATGGCTTGTGAAGACAAAAGCACAGCTTGCAGAAGTGGAAAGTCAGATGCAGCGCCTTGTCGCCGCCTCCGAGCGACTGTCAATGCAGACTGCCGCCCGACTCGATGCCACATACAAGCCCAACGCTACCACTCCGCAAGAACAAGCCCAGAGGCGTCTGCAGGAAACTAACGCCTTGAAGAACGCCATTCTTGAGAGGATGGAAGCCGAGAAGAGGGAAGCCGCTGAAGCTGCCAAGAACGAGAAGCAGCGGCAGGCGGAACTTGACAAGAGCCAACAGAAAATCAAAGCACTGAAAGACGCCCTGAACAGATTATGGGGAGAGCGCCAGACAGGAAAAGCTTTGGGACTTGACACCTCCGAAGCCGATGCCAAGATACGCTCAATGATAAGCGCCCTGCGCACATTGCGTGAATACAGCAATATGCTTGGCAACAAGGGCGTCGGCTGGCAAAGCAGCCTCGGAAGCTTGAGCTACAACTATTTCGGCACCCTCGCCGAAGGAGCGAAGCGCCTGTCCTCCGAGCAAGCCAAGGCAAACAGCGAGAAGAGACAAGCCATCGCCCTGGAAGAGAGACACCGCCAGGAAGTCGCCGCCACCGCCGCCCGTGTTAGAAGCGACCTTGTAAGTGCCTTCGAGCAGGCGAGGAAGTCAGCCGGTGGTATGAGCTCCGCAGTGCAGGATTTGAATAGCCTCTTCCTGCAGGGCGGTCTGATATACGGCGCGAAGCAGTTTGTAGACAGCATAATACAGGCCGGAGGAGTCTTAGACCAACAGCACATAGCTCTGCGCAGTATTCTTGGAGACATGCAGAATGCTGACATAATGTTCCAGCAGATAAAGAGCCTTGCTTTGGAGTCCCCCTTTACGTTCTCAGACCTGAACAAAGACGTAAAGCAGCTTGCCGCATACGGTGTGGAATATGACGACCTTTATGACACCACGAAACGCCTTGCAGACCTGGCTTCAGGTCTCGGCGTTAGTTTTGAACGTATAGCCTTAGCATTCGGTCAGGTACGTTCACGAGGCTGGCTCGATGGAAAGGAACTTCGCCAAATCTCATACGCAGGTATTCCGTTGCTCAACAAGTTGTCCGAATACTACACCAAGAAAGAAGGCAAGAATGTAAGCACTTCCGATGTCAAGACAAGGATAACGGGCCGTAGTGTGGATTTTGAAGACGTGAAGCAGGTATTTTGGGAAATGACAGATGCCGGCGGTCAGTTCTTCAATATGCAGTCCGTGATGTCAGACACACTGTTGGGAAAGTACAACAAGATGAAAGATGCCTGGGAGATAATGCTCAGTGATATGGCAAGCAGTGAGACTATGTCGGGCAAATTTCTTAAAGGAACCCTTGAACTTATAGTCAAGCTGATACAAAACATACATACCCTCGGCCCTGCAATTATAGCGGCGTTCAGCGGCTTCGCGCTCCATAAAGCAAATATGGCATTAGGAGGCGGTGTCGCAGCCGGTCTGTTAAGTGCAAAAGGTAAAGTAGCAGGAGATGTCACTAAGGAAGCTCTGCAAGGCGAGCGTCTTAGCGATATTCAGAAAAGCATCCTTTCCACCAAGAACAGGATAACCAATTCTGATTTACGTTTGCTGCAAGTCAATGGAGCACTGACAAAAACAGACCTTAGGCGCTTGTATGTCACGGGCAAGATTAACAGCAATATGTATCGCCAGCAGATAATGGTAAACGGGCTTGCCAACGGTCTGACGAAGGCTCAAGTAAGAGCCATGCTTCTGAACAACGAGATGCGTTTGGCAGCCAGCGGCAGCATGTGGGGTGCTTTCGCCAGTCGCGGTATTGCCGCATTTTCCGTTCTTGGTGCCGGTATCAAATCATTAGGCGCTTCATTCATGGCAATGATAGGAGGATGGCCGGGTCTCATCATAACAGGTATATCTGTTGGCCTTACATATCTTTGGAGCGCCAATGAAGAGCTGAAACAGCAGATGAAACAGTCAGCCGACGAATTGAAAGACCGATACAAGAGCATTGTCGAATTTTTGCAGAATAACCCGATAAACGAGGTTATAAACAAAAAAGATGACAAAGCCCTGCTGTCAGCCATTGACGAATATAAAGAAAAGCTGAAAGAGCTGAACCCTAACGGCTTTGAGAGTCTGGTAATGAAAGCAGACGAGAAGAAGAGCCATGAAGACAGGCTTCGCTATCTGAGAGAGCAGATAGAGCTTGAAGAGAAGGCCAATACCATAGCCCAGAACAAGATACAAAGTGGGGATAATTTCGAGAATATCAAAAAGATGTTTGAACAGGACAAGGAATATCTCCAGAGCATCTATAGCAGCAAGACCGCCATGGAGCACTCTCTTAACGCTGCCGACAAGCGCACTAATACCAACGCCTATCTTTCAGGCATGGAACACTTCAAGGAAGAGGCAGAGAAACTTGCTCTTGAGTTCCGCAAGATATTCCTTGACATCGGCACCAATCCTGAGTCTCAACGCGCTGCACAACAGATGTTCGACAATATGCTTGCGCAGGTGGAGATACCGAAAGACCAGGCCGATTTTATGAGAGCCTCTTGGCTGAAAGCCCTTGGTCTTGGCGATGACTGGCTCAGAGGACAGGTAAGGTCAGAGTTGCAGAATCTCATAGAGCGTGAAAGTTCCGTTCTTGCCGACAAGATACGCAGCGGTCAGAAACTGAACGAAGCAGAACAGAGCAAGGTCAAAGAGCTGATGCAGGAAGCCAGACAGCGTCTTTCGGTAGACTACCCGTATTTTGAGAGCGATCTGCAACGCATGCTCAATAATAGCCGGTTTACCGCAGTCATCAATCTCGTCTACAGCAACCAGGGCAAACCGGACCCTGTCACACAGCAGACAAATGATAATTTCTACCAATCAGGGATGGGGCGTAGAGTCAATGCAGCCGATCTTGTTGCATCCAAGAACAAATGGCAGAAGGCAGGCCAGGGCTCCGTATATTCCATCAACAACGCTGCGCATCAGGACATAGACAGTGCATACAATGAGCTCGCCGCCGTCAACAAAGCTTACAATAAAGGCAAGGCGACAAAGAAACAAGTGGAAAAAGCCAAGCAAAACGTAAGAGACCTGACTGAACTTCTATACTCCTTGACTGGAGATTTTTATACCGGACAAGCCAAGAAATCCAACAAGACCCCTAAAGACCGTGGCAACAAGGACGACAAGGAGCTGAAGGCGTTGAGGGACAAAGTGTCGCTGTACAAGACATACTACACAGAGCTGCAGAAATACCGGAAGCTGTATGGAGCCAATGCCGACAAGGAGCTGATGAAGGACAAGAACTTCGCTCCTATCAAGGGATATGGTCTGAAAGACCGCAGTGACTACGGAGGCAGTATCCGTCAGCTTGTAGGCAGACTGTCAAGGAACACAGAAGAGCGCAAGTCGTTCGTTGAGCAATCCATCGCCGGAATCTCGTCCAAAGAGCGTGAAGAAGAGCAGAAGAGAATAGAAGACGTGAACAGCGAGTTGTCGCGCAAGCTCGACCTGCTGTCAGAAGAATACGACCTATACAAGCAGCTCTATGATCTGACAGGCGACAGCCAAGGCGCTATGCAAGTAGCCTTCCAGGGGAATACCGTACAAAGCCAGAGCCTTCTGCAGTCACTTATGAAACAGATACAGGACGAGCTTGACAAGAGCCATCCGGGAACTAAAGCCGCAGATGTCACAGCACTGTCAGACAACGAATTTAACAAGCTGTTCGGAGAGAAGAGCGAAGCGTTGAGCGTATTGGTGCAGCGCTACAAGAAAGAGAGCGACAAGGTGCGCCTTGACACCATCAAGAACATGGTGGAGCTCATCAAGAACAACAGAACCATTGAACAACAGATTGCCGACCTCGACAGGGAGCACGAAAGCAACCAGACAAAGATATGGGGAAGCAGTACTACCACCGAAATGAAGAAACGCGCTTCGGAAGGCGAGAACAAGGAATGGCAGGACAAGCGCGCCAAGCTTGAGTTCGAGCAGTTCAAGAACAACACCGACTGGGTGACGATTTTCGACGACCTTGACAGGGTGTCATCGAACACTATCGACACCATGTGCACGGAGATAGAGAAATTCTCGAAGAAAGCCGGTCTGAGCGTAGAGGTGGTGAAGCAGCTCCGTGATGCCCTTGACAAGCTGCGCAACGAGCAGATTGACCGCAGCCCGTTCGGTGTGATGTTCAACACCATAGGCCAGGGCAATGCTATCGGTGACTTTCTGAAACGCAGCGAACCCGGCAAGGATAGCAAATATATAGTCAGTGCCGAAGCTGGCAAACGCATGGGCATGCAGGAAGGCAAGTATACCAAAGGCGAGCTTGAGAACGAGCAGCAGGGAAAGTACGCAGATTTCAGCAAGAGCCTCCAGAGCGTCGCCAACAAGTTCAAGGCATTGGAAAGCATCATGTCGCCCGTGGTAGACCTCTTCGCCGCTTTCGGCAAGGAAGACACCGTGGCCGGCGGTATAATACAAGGTGGCAGTGACGCCTTGAGTGCAGCAGGCAGTACAGCCGGAGCCTTGAACAACCTCGGTCTGGAGCAAGCCGGTCCGTACGGAGCCGCTGCCGCTGCCGCCATCAGTATCATCAGCAGTTTCGCCTCCGCCCATGACGCCGCTTTGGAACGCGAGATAGAAGCCAGCAAGCAGCGTCAGAAAGAGATGGAGAATCTGACCAAGAACCTCCAGCACGCCATCGAGATTGCCCTGGGAGGAGTGTATTCATACACTATGAATGACAAGACCCGCGACAAGCTCACGGAAGTTCTTGAAACCTTCCGGAAAGAGAACACCAAATTCAATTTCCAGACCCAGAAATGGGAGAAGACCAACAAGAACAAGAGCCGTTACAGCGAACAGACCGCAGAGCAGGTGGAGAAGTCGCTGCAAAACAAGGACAGCAATTTCGATGCCCAGCTCGCCTCCCTTATGGTCCAGCGCGACGAGCTCCAGAAGCAACGCGACTCCGAAAACAAGAAGAAGAAGAAAGACAAGAACGCCATCAGTGACTACGACGCGCAGATAGAAGAAGCCAACCAACAGATTTCCGAATTTGCACAGGAGTGGGCCAAGACCATCTACAGCATTGACCTCAAAGACTGGGCGAGCCAGTTGACGGACGCCATTATTGAAGCCTGGCAGAAAGGCGAAGATGCCGTTGATGCCTACGAAGACAAGGTGAAAGAGCTGATGAACAGTCTGACGAAGAACATCCTTTCGCAGAAGATCCTGGAAGTGGCATTGAAGCCGACCCTTGACAATCTTGAGAACAAGCTAAAGGCCAACGGCGGCAAACTGGAAGCCGAAGACGTGCTCTCCATCACCGACAGTCTGATAGATGCCGAAGGCAATGCCATCGACTCCATCGTCTCCATCCTTGACAGTCTGAAAGAAAAAGGTCTCGATCTGAGTGAGAACGGCAGTCTTTCGACAAGCAACACCATCAAGGGAGTCACCGAAGAGACCGCCGACCTTCTCGCCAGTTACATCAACGCCATAAGGCTCGACGTGAGCGTGAACCGCGCCAACCTCTCCATTGTCGTTGAAGCCGTGAAGCTTCTCCCTAACCTCAATGTCATCGCCCAGTCGCAGCTCACCCAGCTAAATACCCTTGTAAGCCTTTCGCAGGCGCGTAACGACAAGCTCGACCAGATGTACGACTGGATGCGTTCGACCACCAACGGAACAAGAAAACTATACATAGCATAAGACATGAGCAAGACAAGCTACAAGGAGCGCCGTCTCTCCGACAAGATGAAACACGAAGCAGTCACATTGGGTCTGTGCGCCCAATGGACCGCCGAGTGGCAAGACGGCACGAGCAAAGACGATATGGTAGAAAAATTCGTTGAAGGCATAGACTTCTGCATCCAACACAACTGGCCCAGTGTGGAAGTGATGAAAAAGAGCTTCGGCGACGTCATCCACCGGCACGGAGTATATGTTGACGAAAGCACCAGTCTCCTCAATCCTTCCACTGCTATATTCAACGGCCATTGCGATGCCTCCGTAACCTGCCGTGACTACGCCGTCAGCAACATCTACGTGCGCCACAAGAGCAAAGTGAGGATAACCGCAGGCGACCAGTCATACGTAAGAGTGAACCTCTACGACGACAGCGAAGCAACCATCCACTGCGAAGGAAGCGCAAGGTGTTTCGTGTACCACTACGGCGGAAGACTGACGAGTGAAGGCAGGGTGACAGTCAGGGAAAGAATAAAAGAGTAATAAAAATGCGATATTTATTGTATATTTATACATAAATTATTAACTTTGTTGTAAAAGATTGCGTTATGACCGATTATTACAAAGTATATATGCAGAAAGAAGGCGACGGAGCCCCATTGAAGGAGACCATCGCCGCTTTCGGCATGTACTGCATGAGCATCCCGATGAGCGTCGGCGACGGCATCAAGGCCCTGAGTGAGAGGAGCTGGGCAGGCGAAGACGGTCTTGACACCTATGTACCCGGCCGTTTGAGCCTCGAAGCCTACGCGATAAAGATAAAGTTCGGCTACAAAGGTGCGAAATACGGCGCCAACCCAAAGCTCAAGGAATTTGTGGACTACCTCACGGGAGCAGACGGCAGCGGCGTTTACATGAAGCTGTACTGCGACTATACAGGCATAGGCAGACGCCATGTGCGCCTCACGAAGCTACCGGGTGAAGCCGAGCTTGTGAGGAACGGCGATGAAGGCGACATCCTCGTCGCCGAGTTTGAGTTCAAGGCAGACGACCCCGTCACCTCAATATCCACCACCGCCGACATCAGCGGTACAATAACCGGACTGGGATGAAGAGCAAGATAACCATATACAAGAAAGACGGCACCCCGCTGAAAGACACCGGCGGCAAGGAAATATCCGTCAGCACCCTTGAATACAGCGGTGAATGGATGGGAGCGTGCAATGTCAGCGTCACCATCGAGAACGAGCGCCCTGTCCCTTTCAGTATCGGCGACTATCTGGACTACCGTGGCGAACGCTTCGAGATAAATTACGACCCCGGCAAGATCAAGAGCGCCCCGTCCGGTGTGAAAGGCGACGGTTTCAAGTACAGCAACATAGTTTTCAACAGCCCTGTAGACGAGCTCTCCCGTTCAGAGTTCCTCGACATCGTGTTGAACGACAACAATATCCATTACACAGCTCTTCCCAAGTTCGTGTTCTACGTGAGCAGTCTCGACGACATCGCAGACCGCCTGCAGGCCAACTTGAACGAGCAGTTCGGTGACGGATTATGGCACGTATATACGCGCGACCGCGTGAAGAGCGTCACTGACCGCGGTTGCGACGGCACTTTATGGGACAAGCGCTACAAAGGTGCAGGAGCAGGCAAGACGATAGAAAGCACCTCCCTTTCGGTAAGCAGCCAGAGCTGTTGGGACGTGTTGAGTCTCGTGAACAGCCAGTTTGACGTGAATTTCGTGGTCCGCGGCAGGAACATCTACATCGAGCCAGCCGAGATATGGGCCGACCATATTTTCGAGTATGGCAGAGGCAAGGGTCTGTATGAGATAGAAGAAGCCGCAGACAGCAGTCAGCTCGTAATCACGAGACTCCGCGCCTACGGTTCAGACAAGAACCTCCCCAACCATTACTACGCCGAGATAGGCACGTTGAGCTACGCCATCATCAAGAACAAGGCATACTCCCTTGAAAGCAGATGGGTGAGGCTCGTCCTTGCACTGGAATACGACGACAAGTATTTCACGAACAAGATAGACGACATCGAAGGACTGTGCCACGATGCCCATTTGGTGAAAGTCCGTCTGTCAACGGGAGAGGCAGTAAAAGGCTTCGTGGAGCGCAGTTACTATGACCTTGACGGCAATTACCACAGTGAAGGCACGAAATACACCCTGTTGCAAGTAGAAGCCAGGAACACCGCCAACCCCACCCACTACCCCATCGCCGACAGCAACCCCACCAATGTTGAAGCCTTCATCAGAGGCAGCGGCGTTGGCAAGCGCGTGTATTTCGACGAAGGTACAGTGAAGACCAACATCCCGTCAGTCAACCTCGACGGTACGAGCCTTGTTCCCGACAGGATGTCAGTGAACGTCCTCATGTTGCCCGGTTTCCCGGAGAAATCCCTCCAGGAGTGGTGGGAAGCCCAGAGTGACGATATAAAGAACTATGTGAATCCCAACGGCCGCAAACATTATTTCTCCACCGACAAATACAGGCCCTACATAGAGTCAGAGAACCGCGACAAGATAGGCATACGTCCGTCATCAGTGTTTTTCGACACCGACAACGAAAAAGAAGGCTTGAAGAACATCTATCCCACGATAGAAGAAATGAAAGTGGACGGTCAGCGCATTGATGAGATAGAGACCGGAACGGAAGAAAGCGTTACCGACCCCGGTGTGTTCAAGGACACCGTGAAAGACATCCCCAATTTCGACATCTATCTGAAATCACAGATAAATTTCGATTTGCAGCTCCTTGCCCAGAGCGATTTCCAGGTCAACATGAAAGACGGCATGTGCGGCGGCAGGAGTTTCAATGTAGCCGCCATCCACCACGAGAAAGACGGAAGATGGCGTCTGAAACTTGAAAGAGCGAAAGACAGCGACCTCAACCTCTATTTCCCCTACAAGGATTTCCCTATAAGCAAAGGCGACCATTTCGTCCTTACCGGCATCGACCTGCCGAAAGAATACATCGAAAACGCCTCCATAGAGATGCTGAAATACGCCATCGCCAAGCTTGACGACAATGACTACACCCGCAAGACCTACACCCCGAAAGTAGACGAGATATTCATGGCACGCCAGGATGATGCTGCCGAAAGCGATACGACAGGCACCACCATTTCCCTCTACAAGACACTGAAAGAAGGCGACATCCTCCAGTTCAGGGACGACGACCTTTCCATTGACACGAGGATAACCATCAACAACCTCGTGATAAAGGAGCAGGACGGCAAGATTCCCACCTTTGAGATAACCCTGAAAGAAGAAAAGGAAGTCAGCACCATCAAGAAGATCCAGAACCAGGTATCAAGCATCGTCAGCGGTTCCTTGGGTCTCGGCAGCTTCACGAGCAGGCAGATAGAACAGATGGTAGCCCAGGCAGGCAAGAACCATTTCCTGTCGAAGACGGAGGCAGATACGGCGAAAGGACTGATAACATTCCTCCGCGGCATCCAGCTTGGAAGCGAGTATTCCATCAGCGAGCTGGGAGAGGCGGTGCTGAAAAGCCTCACGTTGGGAAAATACGGCATCACAAGCACGGGAGACGCGACACTGGCCGAGATAGCATCGAAGGACTATAACGCAGATGAGCAGAGCGGCTACGGACTGAAGAAAAGGACGGACGGAAAATACAAACTCTCGCTTACAGACCTTGAAGTATGGGGCAAGGCAGTGTTCCATGAACTTGAGATACGCAAGCTGTCGTATGTCGGCGGAAATTTCGTTTTCTCCCCGGCAGGAAGCAGTCTGTATCACGTAGAGCTGGTGGAAGGGGACTACTGGTGCTATATCCTTGCCGACGACGGAGAGAAGGCTACAGAGAATCTTTGGAAGGAAGGCGACTTGGCGAGATGCAAGACCTTCAACGTGAAGACTGGAGTTTATGAGAACGTGGCGAACAAGGACTACTGGCGCAAGGTAACATGGGTATCGCCAAACACCTACGAGACCGACAACAGCGGCAAGACGATCCTTGCCGGACGGAAATTCCACCTTATAGTGCTGAGCGGCACCGACTGCATGGCAGGCAGTGACATTCCAGCGGCAGGCGACGACATCTGCTGCTTGGGCAGCAAGACACATGCGACGGAAAGAGGCAATGCCGTGATGATAAACACTACAGGCGACGGAGCGCCGAGCTTCATCCAGTATGCCGGCATCAATGATTACACCTTGACGGGCAAGGAGGTGACGAAACTATCCCCAAGCGGCAACATCATCCGTGGCGCTTTCTATGCACAGAACGGCACGAAGGAACTGTCGTTCGTCCTTGACGAGCAGGGAAAAGCACTTGACGGACTGTCGAAGACCATCGCCGAGCTGAAAGTGGAAGCCGACAGGATTTCGGCGAAGGTGGATAACGTGGCGAGGACATACCGCAACCTCATCCCCGACTCTAAGGTGATATTGAGGAGCAACGGCTATGAAGTGTGCCGAAGGACAGTGAGACTTGAAGCAGGGACTGTCTACACGCTCAGTGCGAGAGGCACTGCGGAAAACAGTCTGACAAGCGCAGGAGGCAGTCTGAGAGTCTTCCTCTACAATGACGGTTGGTCATTCGCACAGGCAGTGGAAATCACCGGCGAAGACCAGACCGCGAGCGTCACCTTCGACATCACCGAAAGCGGAAACTACAATGTGGCAGCCTACGCTTGGCACAATGAGTCAGTAAGCGTTTACGGCAACAGGCGTGCACAGGAAAAAGGCTTCTTCCGCCTCGACTACATGCAGATAGAAGAGGGAGACACGGCGACGCCCTGGACCCCAGCCGAAGAAGACCCTGCCGTAACAGGCAATCTTCTGCCCTGCCTCGATGAAGGAGGATGGGTGAAGGCATCGGGAACGGAGCTTACCACCGGCGCATACGTGGTAGACGGAAGACATACCACCGTAGCACACTACAAGGACACGAAGAACAAGGCGCTGATGCTGCTGCAATGTCCTGTGACGTTGGACGGAGAATCCACTTATACCCTGTCGATGTGGGTGAAGGGCACAGGCACATTGGGAACAATACTCGGACCTGCCTGCACGGTGCTCACAGTAGACAACCAGGGACACGAAGCTACAGGTGCTACAGGAGGAGTGGTGAACACCCTCACGGCAGACTGGAGGAAGATAATCGTGAGATGGTCAACGGCATTCAGCGTCTACAACATGATAAAAAACTCCGGCTACAACGACGCGGCAGGACAGCTCACGTCGTGGAACAGGATGGGAACATGGGAGGTAAATTCCAACGGTATGGCACATCTTACAGCCATCACGGGAAGCACAGGCTACGGTCAGATTTCGCAGGTGGTCTCTCTCTCTGCCGGCAAGATATACACCCTGCAGTTCAGCGTCACCAGTTTCGGACTCACACTACTGCTCGCCAACACGACCCTTGCGGAAGTGTATCTCGACGGAAAGGCAGTCACGGCGACCAGCAGCGGCAGCATAACGATAGCCGCAGACGAGACTATCACAAACCACACAGTGACCTTTCAGGCCAAGAATGTGAAGGGCAACTCACAGCTCGTGATATTCCGTTTCACGCGGAAATACGCCGGCATCGGCAAGGTGATGCTACACGAAGGACACATCCCATCGGTGTATCACACGCAGGAAGACATGAATGACACCCTTGTCCCCGTGCAGCTCTCTGCCGGCGGCGAAGTGTGGGTGGCAGGAGTGAAGCTCGAAAAGAGCTACAGGGCAACGGAATACACCGAACGCACCATTACGGCAGGACAGCTGCTGCCCGTGGGCATCGACATCGAGGCACAGAAGATAATCGCCACTGCGGACAATTTCGTGGTCAGGAACAGGCAAGGCGAGACCACCACGGCAATCACTGCCGACGGGCAGCTCACGGCAGGAATCCTCGCAACGATGAACAGAGGCGAGGGCTACGTGAAAGCCCAGGACGGACTCATGGAGGTGTTCAACGGCAAGGGTCAGTTGAACATCCAGTTCGGTCTCGATCCGAACAGCGGAATGATGGTGCTCTCGTATTACGACAACCTCGGCAACCTGCTTTACAATCTCGGTCCCGGCGGACTTGAAAACAAAGGCTTGCAGACCGCCAGTGTGTCAACCTATTCGGCAGAAAGACTCGGCACCTTCTTCGCAAATGTGATTGTGATGGGCGGTGTGACCTCCTACGATGATGATGTGTACCACACCAATTCCGACGGAGACAATATCATAGACAGCAAGTTCAAGAGTCAGCTCATGCCAAGCGCCGCTACAGGAGCAGGCTACGAGCCGAAATCGAGGATGAACCAGTCTGCCGACATCTATTACTACCGTGCTGCGAGGGTCAGCAACGCTTATGTAGCAGACACTGCCAACGGCATCAACACCCCTGCTCTGGCACAGCAGGCAGACGGAAAATGGTTCAACCGCCGACCGCTGTATATGAACGGCAGTTTGCAACTCATCACCTCGGGAGTGTATATCGAAAAGGGCGAGAAACTGCATTGGGGAACGAAGAATAACGGTCTGAACGTGCTCGCTATCTACGTGTATAACTACTATACCGACGTGGACGGAACGAGAGAGAGAGTGGAAGTGTTCGTAGAATAAGGGAAACAAAAAACAATAAAAAATATGAGAAAGGTAAGAATCGGCAATGACATTAATGTCAGATGGGAGGTGAAGACGGACGGAAAAGCCGTGAGCCTCGAAGGGAAGGCGCTGAAGCTCTACGTGAGGTCGGCGTATAGGAAAGAAGAAATCACGACCTTCACGGTGGAAGGCTGCGTGGTGAGCTTCACCTACCCTGCCTCGATGCAGCGCATGACGGGAGCAAGGGCAGTGATACTCGAAGACGCTACCGAAGGAGCGCCACGTAGGACAGTCTGTGCAGATCAGGCGTTCACTCTCGTAGCACATTCCTGCGAGGAGAACGATGACGACGTTGAATTTGAAGACTTCATGGTAAGCCTTCAGAGCAACGTGCTCATCGGCAAGCCCGGACTTTCGGCATACGAGGTGTGGCTCAGCGAGGGCAATACGGGAACACTCGAAGACTGGTACGCCTTCCTGCGCAAGCCAGCCACCGACATTGCCGCAGATGTAGCGGAAGCAGAAGCTGAACGCAAGGCAGCGGAAACGGCAAGACAGGAGGCGGAAGAAGGTCGCATAACCTCAGAGCAAGAGCGCACTACTGCCGAAACCGCACGCGACAAGGCGGAACAGGCAAGGCAGGGTGACGAGAACCTGCGCAAGACCGCAGAGGAGAACAGGGTGAGCGCCGAGACTGACAGAAACGATGCCGAGCAGAGACGCACGGCAAATGAAAAGTCACGAGAGACAGCGGAACAGATGCGCAAGACCAATGAGGCAGACCGCATCCGTGACGAGAAAGAGCGTGAGGCAGCGGAGACGAGCCGCAAGGCAACCGAAAAGCTCCGTGATACGGCAGAGAACGACCGCGATGATGCCGAGCAGGAGCGCCGTCAGCATGAGGATGCGAGAGCAGACGCTGAGGGCAAGCGCGACACTGCCGAAACACTGCGCAAGCAGGCGGAGACGGGCAGGAATAATGCCGAGCAGGAACGCACCACGGCAGAGCAGACAAGGAAGGACAGCGAAGCCTCACGTGTGACTGCCGAAGGGGAACGCACCACTGCGGAACAGACGAGACAGGAGAACGAGACGGCAAGAGTGACCGCCGAAACCGAACGTGGCAAGAAGGAGACCGAGCGCATAACAGCTGAAACAGAGCGCAAATCAGCAGAGCAGGAACGTAAATCAGCAGAGCAGAAGCGCAAATCAGCTGAGCAGGAACGCAAGACTGCGGAGACTGGACGCGAGGATGCGGAAGCCGGACGTGTGCTTGCCGAAACATCACGACAGAGCGCAGAGGCAAAGCGTGAGCAGGCAGCGAAAGACAACAAGGCTGCCAACGATGCTGCGGTGGCTGCTGCCTTTGCAGCAGCAGCTGCTGCCGACACCGCTACGGGCGAGGCGAACACGGCAGCGACAAATGCCGACATGGCAACGGCTAATGCCAATGCCGCCGCCAACGGAGCAAGCAAGGTGAACGCCGTGATGGGCGACGACCACGTGCTGACCGTTACAGACAGGACGGGAGCAGTGAAGACCGCCGACCTGGGCGATGTGTCTGATGTAGCCCGTCTAAAACGCAGCCTTGGCCCTTATTCGGAACGTCCTGACATTGTGCTCACGGCGAAGGAGACGAATGTGGCTGTTTCTGCCGAGGGTGTGAAGGTGAGCAAGCCGGGTTGGGCGATGGCGGATTTTACTGCCGAACTTGGTAATGAATACCTGTTCAAACCGGGGGCTACAGACGGTAATGTGTGCGTTTTTGCCGAGTATATCGACAAGATTGAGCGTAGGGCGATTGAATATACATACACATACGACGAGAAGGGACGCATAGCGACGGCGAAGGCTACACACGACGGCAAGACGCATTCTTACACCTACGCATACGATGCTGACGCTGCGACTGGAGAGAGCTGCGTGATTACCGACGACCAGACAGGGCAGACCGTGGATTATCTGCCTGCTACGTTCCAAACCACCGTGGGCAGCTATCAGCCGATGACATTGCTCAATGCCGATGCGGAACTGCCCGAGGACGGATATTGTCGCTTTGTTTCAAACTTCCAGTCTCGCAGTGCCATCAAGGTGGTGGTGAGCTATAAGGTTGACGTTGCCGACCTCACGATGAAAGTTGTGAGGGACGGAATGACTGCGAGCATGTGTACGCAGCTCAGCAAGATTAATCAGAAGGTGGACGAAAACAAGGCGCTTGCTGAGTCTTTGAGAAAGAAAATGAGTCTTTTCGGCGATGCTTTCGCAGGTTTCGCCCGTGTTTCGGGAGACGGAGACCCGAAGCCTTCGGACGAATACATATATGGCAACCGCAAGCTGGTGCAGGAGATAGGCAAGCACATGAAACTGGGCACCGTGAAGCGTGAAGGCAATGAAGCCGTGTTGCAGCACGAATGTGCCAAGGGACGGATAACGTTGGCGAGCAACGGTGATGCAGTGGCAGTAGACGGAACGGAAGGCGACCTTCTGATATATACCGACATTCCTCTGTATCTTATGAAAGCCAACGAGCAGTTGGATGGCTTTGAGATGAGTTGTCTTGGTGTGGGTGTGGTGCCGTGCTATTGGCAAAGCCACACAGCCAAGAAACTTGCGCCGTTTGCCATGTCTCCGTTCTACACTGTCACTGCCAAGTTGGAAAGTGACGAGCGTAGTTGTTACCACTGCATTATCAATGACACTGTGCAAGGGTCGTTCTCGCAACCGAACGGACTGCTGAAAGACGTGTTCCGGACCGATGGAGGAGGATTTCCTACCTATGGACAGTCTGGAATAATGTCTATGACAAACGCCCAGGCGAAGAATGCCGACGCCAACACCAACTATCCGTATATGGGCAACTATTACGAGTTCTATGAACTTTGGATAACGATGATGTATGCAGAGTGTGGCACATTGGATACCACCGACCTGTATTGTATGGGAACAGGATGCACACAACAGGAGGTCGTGAATGAATCGACATGGAATAATGACAGGATAGCCGCCAACAGTGGAGTGAAGATATTCAGCGCTGACGGAACAGTGGTAAATTACGGCGGACTGATGAGCCAGAGCTTGAAGAAAGGTGCTGATGGGACTGATGCTTACAATCTGGATTCGCTTGTCGGCAGCGCGTATTACGTATTCACCAAGAACGGTGAGGCATTGACGGTGCTTGATGGAATCACCAAGGGCGGATTACAGGCAAAGGTAGGCAATTCGGGCTGCATTTTCCACTGTGATGCAAGCGGCAATCTGGTATGTACCGATGATGGCAGCATCGACCTTACAACAGGAACAGGAATGGAAGCAGCGAAGAGGTACTACATTGTGAGAGATGTACCCAACTGTCAGGGTATCGCTGACGGAGTGATGACCGCCGTTGTGAACTGCTATGTGAAGATGAATATCGCTGATGGAGTGTATAACAAGACTACCGATTTGACAGGTGGCTACATTATATACAAGTTCTCACATTCCCTTTATCGGGGATTGAGCATACCGATGGACGGAATGTTCCGTCAGTTGTGTGGAGCTTATTACACCGTGAGCAATGAAAACGGAGAATTTGTCAACAAATTCTATTGCGCCGAGAAATGTCAAGACCTGCCGCCGCTGGTGGAAAAAACCTGCTATACCGATGTAGCCAATGCCGACAACCTTGATATTACGAGAGGCTTGTCATACAAGAAAAGCGTGCCGGGCAGTACAAGTTGGGTCGGAACGGCAGACTATGGGACATCATTGTTCTGCTTCACTGTATTCGATGGTAGCAGCCATAAAAAGGAAGTCTGCTATACTTGGAACGATAGTTATTGCATAGGACAAGGCAAGGGCGGTTATCCCGAGGAAGGAAAGTTCTGTGTGAAGAATCTTTCTGTGGGGTGCGTTTCCTTCTACGGTTTTGCTTCGGCTCGCTCCGGTATTTGCAACTATGCTGCTAACAACGGTAGCTATACCGCTGGAGCGTTTTCTGTCCCTCAACTTAAACTAAAATAAAGACATTATGATTACGACAAGACAGAATTTCAGTGAAAGACAGCCGCGGATGAGCATCTGTGCAAGCGGCAGAACGATGGTAGCCATCAATGAGAGGAAAATACAGGTGGCACGACAGGAGCCGACAGACATGGGCGATGACGGAGAAATGCTCTATGAGGAGCGTATGGTGACGGAATTTGCCTATGATGTGTGTTGGCTTGAAGGAGTGGCAAACGAGAACGACCTGCTGAAGGCATCCAAGAAAGCCGTTACTGACGCCATCACCGCCTACGACACCTCCCCATCCGTGAACGGCTTTATGCTGAACGGTCAGAGGGTGTGGCTGAACAAGGACACACGCGTGGGACTGATGAACTCCACATCCATTGCCAAGGGCATGGGAAAGACGACGACAACGCTGTGGTTCGGAGGAATGGAGTTTGAAGTGAACTGCGACAAGGCTATCGGACTGCTCTCGGCATTGGAGATGTATGCCTTAGAGTGTTTCAATGTGACGGCAGCGCACAAGAGGGCAGTGGCGGAACTGAACACCGTGGAAGAGGTGCTTGGGTATGACTACACCAAGGGCTATCCCGAACAGTTGAGAATGGAGGTGAGCCTATGATGTGGATGGTAATCTTGAGCTTTTGCATCTTTGCGTCTTATGTGGCAGTGATGGCGGTGAAATACGGAGCTAAGGAGGTGGTGAGCGAATATGCCTACGAAGGGGGCATGACGCTCTTCACTGCCTGCATAGGGGCGAGCGCAGCACTGCTGATGCCCGTGATGGTGGCAGTGGCTCCCGAAAACTGGAAATTCCTCGGTTTCCTCGCTGCCGCGGCACTGGTGTTCGTTGCCGTTGCTCCACACTATAAGGGTGACGAGGCGAAGCTGCACAAGACTGCTGCAAAGATAGCAGGGGTGTGCGCAGTGGCTTGGGCGATGGCAACCTGTTGGAAGGTGGTGGCACTGAGCCTTGTGGCGTATATCGCCATGATGCAGGTGACTAAAAGCCGATGTGCGTGGATAGCTGCGGAGCTGACAGGGATGGGGATGGTGTATGCGGTGTGTTTTTACAAGTTGATGGTTTAACTTTATAAATAGAATTGAATGAAAAAGATTGTGAATAGGATAACGAAAGGAGGTGCGCATGAATGAGGGACTGGCGAGAGGAGGAATTTTCCTGTTTATAAGCAGCGGAACATTCTCGAAGGAAGCACTGGACGTAGTGTATGACCTGCGGTGGATGCTGATACTGATAGCAGTGCTGATAGTCGCGGATTTCTGGTACGGACTGAGCGAGAGCCTTCAGAAGAAGGAGCATTTCAGATTTTCGAGAGCAGGCAGAAGAACTTGCAACAAGTTCATGGACTACATCGGCTACCTGCTATTGGGAACATTCTTCGGTCTCGGCATCTTCGAGCCGCTGGGCATCGCCAACCACGTGACAACGGCGGCGGTGGGACTCGGCTTCGGGTGTATCTGGGAAGTGGACAGCATCGTGGGGCATATCTGCGCCCTGCATGGAGTGACAAACAAACTAAGTATAAAAAAATTCATCATCTGCCTCATTCGCAAGCGCAACAAGGACGTAGGCGATGCGATCGAGGAGGCACTTGAGGAAGAAGATGACAAAAAAACAGAATTGATATGAGAAAGATAGAAAGGATTTTCGTGCATTGCACGGCGAGCAACCAGAACTGGGGAACGAAGGAGCTTTGGGCAGAGTTCAAGGCGAAAGGATGGAAACAGCCCGGCTATCACTATGTAGTGACCGCTGACGGAGGCATCCACCAGATGCTCGCAGTAGAGGAAGTGAGCAACGGAGTGAAGGGCTATAACTCTACAGCCATCAATGTGGCTTATGTGGGAGGCATAGAGCGTCCGAACAAGAGAATAATTGCGGTTGACAACAGGACTCCGGCGCAGACGGCAACACTGAGGAAGCTGCTTGGCATACTGCACAAGAAATACCCGAATGCGAAGATAATGGGACACCGCAGCATCTGGGGAGAGGACACACCGAAGAAATGGGAGAAGAGCTGTCCCTGCTTCAATGCGATGGAGGAATATAAGGATATTTAGTTTTTTTCTTTATAGTTTTAAGTATTAGTTAATTTTTTCAAGCCTCGGTCCGTGAGGATAGGGGCTTTTCAAAAAGGCGTTCTTTGACTTGCTGGAATACCGCTTGAATTTTGCAGTATCATTATTTTGCTGTATCTTTGCAATGTTTTAAAATATATATGATATGGCGAAGACAAAGAAAATAAAAGTTCAGAATGCAGAAATATCTGTATTTATGGATGAAACAAACGACTATATCTGTTTGACAGATATGGTAAAGGCAAAAGGAGGAGATACAAGGGCTGCTGATATTATAAAGAATTGGATTAGGAACCGCTCTACTATCGAATTTCTCGGAACATGGGAAACCTTATATAATAAAAATTTTAATGTGGTCGAATTTGACCACTTTAAAAAAGAGGCTGGTTTACCTACGTTTACTATGAGTGTTGGTAATTGGGTTGAAAAAACAAATGCGATAGGTATAATCTCAAAAGCAGGAAGATATGGGGGTACGTATGCACATAAAGATATTGCTTTTGAATTTGGGGCAGCAATAAGTCCCATGTTTAAGTTGTACCTTATAAAAGAATACCAACGTCTTAAAGAACAAGAAAATAATCCACTGCTCGGGAAATGGAATGTACATCGCATACTTACGAAAGCGAACTATACATTGCAGACAGATGCAATAAAATCTGTTATGCCGAAGTACAACATTTCCAAGTATAGAGAAAGATTGATTTATGCATCTGAAGCAGACATGCTTAATATTATTATCTTTGGTTGTACTGCAAAAGATTGGGAACAACTTAATCCAGAACTTGCAAGGAAAGGATTGAACCTACGTGATACAGCAACTATAAATCAACTTGTTGTGTTGTCGAATATAGAATCTCGTAATTCTGAACTTATAAAACTGGAAGAAGGAAGAGACAGAAGAATGTTGATATTACACAAAATAGCAAAGGAGCAGTTGGCTGTTCTTAATACAAGCAATGTAGAACAAAAATTCAGAAAGTTACTCGGAAATAATCCAGAACAATTAGAGTAGGCTATATCATAGCAATTTTAAAACAATAGGGCGAAAGTCCACTTTAAGCGGTATTCCACAAGTCGGGATGCCGCTTTTGTTGTATATAAAAGAAAGGGAAATGTTATGGAACAGGCAATGATAAGAGTTGCAAGGCTGCTTGCCGCATTCTTGGTAGGATGCGTGTTGTGCGGACTAATGACGCTGCTGACGGGATGTAGGAGCGTGAGGTATGTGAGTGTGCCGGAATATCACACAGAATATAAGTTGAGGACGGACAGCTTCATCAAAAGGGATTCCGTGTGGGTGCATGACAGTGTGAGCGTGTGGATGAAGGGAGATACCGTGTTCAAGGAGAAACTGAAAAGGGTGTATAACGACCATTACATATACACGAACAAGACGGACACGGTGATGAAGACGGACTCCGTGAGAGTGCCGTTCCCTGTGGAAAAGAAATTAGGGAGATGGGAGCAGATCAAGGTGGATTATTTTCTGCCAATCTGTTGTGTATTAGCAATAATTTCACTATCTTTGCTATGGCTAATAAAGAGACGGTTTTGAGCGTTACGTTACAGATGATACGAGCGTTGCTGCAAGAGCTGATAGACCGCATAGACAGCGGACGTTGCAGCACTACGGAAGAGCAGAACGAGAGGTTTCTCAGCTGCCTGGAGATGTTTGCCGGCAGCAGGGAGAAGACCTACAACAAGACCGAAGCGATGAGGTATCTCGGAATGTCGAGGAGCAAGTTTGACAAGCTGCGGCGTGAAGGCAAAATACCGCAAGGGAAGAAGGTCGTCGGTGATGTCAGCCGCCGATGGACGAAAGAGGAACTTGATACTTTTCATCATATAAGTTGAATATGTTTTTATAACTACAATTTCTTTCTAAATTTAAGGTAATTATTGAATTGTTTTTCAGGAGGACAGTTCTGTCGGGAGGCAGGACTGTTTTTTTGTGCCGTAATGTGGCAGGAGGTTGCCACGGAAAGCAATGTTGTGTCTTTGGCGGAACATTGGCTATCTTTGCGTCAAGTTCTGATTTTGGAACGAAACGACACAAACACATTTTTCATTATGGAAGCAGAGAAGATTATATGTTGTGACGGAGCGAGGAACAATGACGCTCTGGCATGGGCTGCGATGGCAAACAAGGGTAACGACCCTATGGCTATGGCGGCGATGATGAACGGAGGTATGAACAGCTGGAACAACTCCCCTTGGATGTACCTTATCTTCCTCGCCCTGTTCGGTGGAGGCGGCTTCGGTTGGGGCAACCGTAACGGACAGGTACAGGATGCAGAGATTCAATCCAAGCTGAACCAGCTGAGCACCCAGATGCAGGATGGCAACAACACCAACCTGTTGATGGATGCCATCAAGGGCAACAACACGGCTCTTGGGCAGCTTGCGAGCAACCTGAACTGTGATTTCAACCAGTTGCAGAGCGGAGTGTGCGCCATTCAGTCGGCAATCCAACAGGTAGGCGGCAAGGTGGGCTACTCGGCAGAAAGAGTCATCAATGCCGTGAACCTCGGTGACATGAACATCGTACAGCAGATGAAGGACTGCTGCTGCCAAACGCAACAGAACATCATCAAGATGGGTTATGAAAACCAACTCGGTCAGAAGGACATCGTGAACGGTATGCAGCAGGGCTTCTCCTACGCCAATACCGGTATAGAGAGAACGGCATCGAACCTCGGGTTCCAGATGAGCCAGATGGCCTGTGATCTGAAGACTAACGCCAACGACAACACACAGCGCATCATTGATACAATGAACGCTCATTGGCAGTCAGACTTGCAACAGCGTTATAACGATGCTCGCCTTGAGCTGAGTCAGCAGAGGCAGAATGCAACGCTGATTGCGGCATTGGGAACAAAGGCCACTACGGCGACCACATGAATTGAGGAGGAGCCTGCGCCTACGGAGAAAAAGTCCGTGCGGAGGCTCTTCCGTTTAGGGAAGAAAAGGAAATGAAGCGTTCTTTGACTTGTTGGAATACCGTAAATGTTGAATATTCTTTGGAAAATCAAGGATTTAACAGTTGTAATTTGATATTAAGATACAAATGACGTACCTTTGCAACGAATTTAATATCCAAACCACTTTAACGGAGACTTTATCATGAAGACGAATGCACTTTCTGTAGCCAACTATTTTATAGATTTGGCTCAAAAAGATAATAAGTCCATACATTTGTTGGGACTGGTAAAACGTGTGTATATAGCACACGGCTTTGCTTTGGCTTTGTTGGGAAGGGGGCTACTGGACTCTCGGTTTGATAAAGTTGAAGCGTGGAGATATGGTCCTGTCATCCCTTCCGTATATCATTCGTTCAAACAATACAGAACAAAAGAAATTAAGGAAAAGACTGTTGTAATGGAATGGGATGCGGTAAAAAAAGAACCATTGTTCGAGACCCCTATTCTGACTAAAAATGATGAAAAAGCCATTGTAATGATGGTATGGCAGCGCTATTCCGCATTTAAGGATGGCGAACTGGTCGATTTGACACACAAGAAGGGCTCTCCGTGGGACATCTGCTTTGAAGAAGGCAAGAATACAGAGATACCAGACCAATTGACAGAACTTTATTACAAAAGACTTGTCGAAAATGTAATAAAGAACAGATAGTATGGAGCAAGAAGATATACTGCAAATCCTTTCAAACGAGAAAAAGGGGAAGGATGAAAGAGACGAAGATCTTACATCCATAAACAAGGATGAAGGAAACAAAATAAGGCAGAAGTATCAGGAAGAAAAATGGAGGACTGAAAATGAGTTGTTGGCAGAAAAGCTCAAAAGTCAACAGCAGGACAGGGACCAAAGAAAGGATTTTGCATTAAGGATATTCAATTTTGTCAGTCTTTATATGTTCGGAGTGTTTTTACTTTTGGTGATGTCGGGTATAGGGACAAATGATTTTCATCTGTCCGACACGGTGCTTGTCACACTGTTAGGTACGACAACGGCAACGGTGATTGGAGTTTTCAATTTCGTTGCCAGATACCTGTTCCACAATAAATGAGCAATACGAAAACAAGAATAAGATTCAAGCGGTATTCCACAAGTCGGGATGCCGCTTTTATTGTATAACCAAAAAGACAAAGATTATGACATTCAAGGACATAAAGAAAGGATACCCGGTGTATATGCTGCACAAGGGTGACGAGGGGCTGAGAGAAGAGATAGGCAGGGTGACGGCGATTACCCAGCCACGCTTTCCGCAATACAGCGGCGGCGGAACGGCATTGTCAACGGTTGTTGATGTGACCGTGGAGACCAACGGAGCCAACAGCACATACACGATGCCGGCAGACTCTTCGGTTGTGAGCGCAGGGAACACGATACTCAGCGTAGACAGGGAAGGAATACTCAAAGAAGTGGACGCGTTGGAGACCGAGAGTGACGACATCATAAACAGTGTGGCAAAGCATCAGGCGAGGAAGAAGGACTGCGAGAGGATAAAAACAGAATGGAATCCTGCGTTTGCCGAGAAAAAGAAACAGGACGAGCGTATCGGTTCGCTTGAAAGCGGCATGAACGAGCTGAAAGGACTTGTGAGGACGCTTGTGGATAAATTAAGTTAGGAGGAATGACTATGGTGATGTATATATTCTTAAATGCCGTAAAAATGGCACATGAGCCGCATTTTTGTGAGAAATCCGCAGAAACGGCACTGAAGGGGCTGAAATATACCGACAAGGACGGAGTGACACACACAGAACCGAAATGGAGCACAACAATGATAGAGGAAGCCACAAAGGGGCTGGAGTTTCCCGAAGGGACAACGGAGTGGGACAAGTTCGTGGCATATAACAGCTTCTATGCCGACACCTGCGCCGTGCTCTCTGACGGGGAGATACTGAAAGCAGCCTATGAGTTCTACTTCAATGATGAAGACTACGGACTGGAGGGTAGCAAGATATGGCATTATATGAATGCCATGAGGAAATGAAACGATATGTCATTTCTATTACTAAGGGTTGTTAAATCTGTTAACCAACGCTAACAGAAATAACAATCCTTTAGTTTTAATGGCTAAATTCGCAAAGAAAAGTAATAAAATCTAAAGCTAATCAACCAAACCGTAAGTTTATGGAAGAATCAGAAAACAAGCTACCACTGAACAAAGGAACGTTCTGGTGGTATGAATGGGCGTTGAAATACGTCCCGTTGGTAATAATGCTCGCACATTGGTATGGAGTGTTCGATTTTCATTCCAACCCACGTGAGATTATAGTGAACATAGAAGAGAATGAAAGTAGTATGGTGTACCTGTATTGCATGACCTATGTATTCCCTGTGTTGATGATGATGCCGGCAAGCTATTTCTACCAGTTGTGCTGGATATACAGGATTCCGTTCGTATATCTTATTGGTGTGAACGTGATAAGGATGTTTTACGGATCGTGGCTTATTACCAACGAGATGTATGACGCCGACCTTATCCTAATCATCCTCACCTGTGCCCTGTATGTGTATGCTTTTGCTACGCGTCAGTGTTGGAGGATCGGAAAGCTCTTCATTAGAAAAGGGCGCAAATGAAAAAAAAATCCCCACCAGGCTGCATCCGACAACCTGATGAGGATTTTTTTTAGAATGAGTTGTGTTTGTTGATTTCATTTATCTTGTCTTCAAACTCCTGCCGCATGTCCCTTAGCTTCTGCAGTTCCTCGGGAGAGGAGCGTGGGCATCCGTGGAGCCAGTGATGGAAGTTGGGGGTGGTGAGGTTGAAGAGGTCGGCTTCCGCAGTGTAGGAATGCCACTCAAGGAGCTGCTCTTCGGGTGCATCCTCGTCGATGTCGGTACGGATGGTTGACATATCGAAGGTGTAAGACTCGTTGCAGTCAGCTATCTCGCCCACCCTATCTGCTACCCAGTAGGCTTCGGAGAAGCCGTGCTTTTGGCAGAAGGCTTTGAGGTAGGCATTGCAGGCGCTCTCGTAGTTAGAGCGCAGGAGTGCGATGTGTGATTTGTTCATAAGCATTTGGGGTTAGATGGTTAATGTCCTGTGCTGCCGTAGCCCTTGTTTCCCCTTGCCGTGGGTGTAAGCTCTTTGACAGGCACGAAATTAAGGCGATAGGTGGAATCGAAATGAAGCTGGCAGACCTTGTCGCCGACACGATAACGGGGCATATCCGGCATAACGTGATAGAAGACGCAGGAGAGCTCGCCGGTGAAGGATTCGTCTATTGTTGCAATGCTGTTGCTCATCACCATTCCTGTCTCCCATATAGAGCTTCGAGGACGAAGCGTGAAGGCGGCGTTGAAGAAATCTGTCAACGGTTCGGCATTTTGGATGGCGAAGCCAAGTTTGTATTTCCATACATTCGGTGCCAGCTCTTCTTCCGAGACCGCTACGCAGTCATAGCAGTAGTCTTCTTCGTAGGTCTTGAAAGGGATTTTTGCATCGGGATGCAGAAGTTGGATTTTTACTTTTATCATATTGTATTTCTTTAGATATTCTGGATATTCTGGACGTTCTGGATTTTTATTTTAGATAAACTCGTCTTCCTTCATAAGGGCAATGTCCTCGTCGGTGGCATCGTAGGAGACGAAATGGGTGGGGACTTGCAGGTCCTTGTCGCACGTTACAGTATGGAGGACTACGGAACGGTCTTCGAGAATGTCCTTTATCATATTCAGACGTGTTTCGTTTATTACTTCCGCCTCGACAAGTTTCCTGGCGGCGGTGAGGATGACGGAATGCAGCATGTCGGCTTCTACGAAGGGAGCATCCTTCTTGCTGAATGTGCAATACCAAGATGCGTGAGCCGTGAGGATATTCCACAGGGCTTTGAGTTTGTAAGTGAGTTTTTTCATTGTTGTAGGTTTTTTAAATTTTGATATTTCTTCTGAACTAAGCAATAGTGGAACGCCGTGTTCTTTGATGTTTTTGAATTTTAATATTCCTTCTGGAGTGAAGAGTCGTGGAATGCCGTGTTCTTTGATAATTTTCCACCTGCTCCACCAATGCTTCTTTTGACGGACGAAATACATCGTCTTTACTTCACCAAATGGTTCCCACTGGAAGAAGACTACTTTTTTTTCGTATTTCATTGTTGATGTTTTTTAGATGTTATATTTCTTTTATCAAGCTTATTATTTCTTCTTTGATGTTATCTACAACTTTAATCAAACCTTTTACTTCATCACATTCTTCAATCAAAGACTTTTTGTATTCATCAGAACCTTTAACTATAATATGAATGTTGGCAGAAGAATTAAGATAACAGATGCCATGTTCATCTTGTTTTGCAAGACAATGACATTTAGCACTTACATTACTAAGATGAGCTTCAATGACTCCATTAATAATATCATTAACTCTGTTATATCTTATTCTATTATTTCTCCATAACTCGTCAGGTAAGAATAAATCTCTAATTGTATCAAATATATTTGCTGTTATATCATCTTCAACAGAAGCAAATCTACTCGCTATAAGTTTCTGTTTTGTATCTTCATCCGTGATTACACGTAAACCATTACCATCATGATATATAAATTCACTATAATCATGCCATTTACCTTCTTGGTCTTTATAACCAATAACTTCTTGCACATCAAAGTCACCATGACTTTTGTCAGTAAGCCAATATTTTACATATACTTTAAATCGTTCAGAAGATGGTATATAAGGCATTGTAATTGGATAAAGTTTATCAATGAAATTGGCAATACTACTTGAGAAAGTATCAGAAGGATTTTCAGCGTTAATACAATAATATCTGTCAATATCTGTATATTTAACATTACCTTTCAAATCTTTATAACGGAAAAGACTACTTCTACGAGGACATTGAATACGTGATTTAAGTCTACGCTTTTTAAGATCCTCTTCAGATTCAAGACTTTCATATTTATCACTGAAGAAATCTTCATCTGTAATAGGTGACAAAGGTATTTCATCAAGCAGTTTCTTAAGTATATTCTTTGTTATACTGAAACTGTAACCACTATGTCCGTCATCCATTAATGCCTTATATGCTTTAAGTGCAGACTGATAACAACTACACCCATAATCAAAACTTTTACCATCCCAATTAGGATTTTCTTTTTTACAAGCGGCAGCTATTTCTTTTTCTGCCCATTCTGTCATTGTCATAATCTATTTTATTTTAGGTTCAACTTCTCCTGCCATTTCTTATCATGGATGCTGCCAACAACCTCGAAGTCTTGCATAACCTTTTGCGTAATGAAATCGCCGATGCCATCGGAAATGCCTCTGACGGAAGACTTAGGGTTCTTGATAGCCACGATATAGAATGATGCCTCTTCCTCGCTCCATTCTATCGTGCCGTAATAATTGTCATACTTGTTGTCTTCGATACAACTGAACGGATATTCGTCAGAGCGCAACACGTCGCCCTCGTAAATCTCCTTGCCGTTCTTGTCGAGGAAGCCGGTGAACTGGCAGACGGTATCAGGGTCAATCAATACCGCTTCATTACGATTAAGCATAGAATCTTTCTGTCTGTCCTCAATGATGTAGGTATTATCACACTCCTTATAGTAATAGCCTTCAATCCACTCACTACTATCAACACTCTTACCTTTGAATTTGATGGTTCTCATAATATCTAATCTTTGCGTTTCTTTTTTTTACGCTTCTTCGATGCGCTTTTTTCTTTTAATCTCTCGCTCTATCTTCTCCCTTTCCTGCTGCATCTTTTTCAAACGAATGGCAAGCTTGTTGTCGGTGCCATACTGCTTGATGAGCTGATGCGACTCGTACACCTTTATGTAAACGTAAAAAAGGAGTACGAGGATGTTAAACACCACAATTAAGAGCATTGGCAGAAGAACTAACCACCACGACCAACTGATTGCTCCGCAGAGTTTCATTACGATGAAGGCTACCTGAAGCGATGCCATCATAAAATCAATAATTCCAAATTTCATATCTCGTTTATATATTTTTTTTTAGTTCTGCATCCAAGCCAAGCGCCCAAAGGATATGTTGGAGCTCGTGGACGTATTGAATGTGGCGTAATAAAACCGAGTCGGGCATTTTTTTGTATCTGATGAATACTGCCCAGTCGTTACGTTTACGTTCAATAGCAATATTTCGTTGTAAGAAGTTTGCATATCCTATCAACTTTGTGTAATATACCCTTGATACTCTAACCTTAAACCCGTTCTTTTCGAGAATTTCGGGAGTGATAGGTATGCCTTCAATATTACAGCACCAAGTTCCCCAAGGACCGTCGTCTTCATCGTTGATAGCACTTAGACTGACAACACCTTTTTTATCCTTATGTTCTATCTCGGTACGTATATCGGCAACAGTGCACATGGTGCCTTTCGGAAATATGCAATCGCGGCTTAACCTTACCAGGTCGCCTATTCTTAGATCTTCGGGGTTAATCATTTCTCACCTCCTTTCTTATATATCACTACTGTATCTACAGGAACTTTGTCCTCGTAGGTTATTTTTAGTACTGTTTTACCTTTATATACATCAAGGGCTGATGGGGCTTCAGTAGCATGATAAATTATAACATTTAATATTCCTGCTATATTAAGGGTGAGAGCTATTGTCAAACCTATACTATCATATCGTTTTAAGAATAAACAAATGAGACTTATTAAAAGACCCACAACCATATATAGCATTCCAGCAATAAGGACAAGGATCATTTCTCACCTCCTTTCTTGCTATTCCCTAAATTAAAGTCAAAATCAATTCCCAAACCAAATAATAAGTGCTGGAGTTGGTGAACATATTTTATTTTTGTTCTAAATGCATCGAAAACAAAATAGTTGCCTTCAGGATATAGAAGACATGCACCAACAAAATCCTGCCCATCCCACTTCCATCCGTTCTTCTCCAACATTTCATAAGTTAGGGGAATAGGCTGTACTTCACTGAAATCAATTATACCAAACCCTTCTTTAAACAATAAGAAATTTTGTCTTACCTCCTCTATTTGCATATTTCTTGGAGGGCAAAGTCCTATTAGTTTCACCCAGTCACCTGCAATGTATCTTTGTTCCATACTATTCTTTTTAACGAAAATCCTCACTTTTTGAAAATCTTAATCCATCACTAATAAAATAGTAAGATGGGAGTGATTCCATACCATCGTACAGTTTGCCATCAGTGTTATACAAATAATCCGCTATCTCCTCATTGAGGAACTGGTCAAGACTGAACACTTCATTATTTTCATCGAAGATTATCTTATCTTTCAAGAATTCCTTTATGCTTTCCAGATTGGCTTTAAAATACCTCCCATTGTGGTAGTTCCAAAGGAATTGACTACCATGGCCACGCTTCCCCAAATGCACCTTTTCTGGAATAATGTCTGAGATCATCTCGTTATATTTACTGTGCAATTTATGGAAATAGCAGGCTGTATCTACCTTATCTACAACCTCTATATACTCCCTAAGCAGTGACTTAATTTTGCTTCTCTGTCTCCTGCTGATTTTCTCGACACAAAAAAAGTTTGTTCCCATAATGTTTTGTTATTGTTTGTTTTCATTTGGCAATAGGTCTTCGATGTAGCACCATGTAAAATTCACCCCGGCACACTCGCAGAAGTTGTCCCATTGTATTTCCCTGTCGAAATCTGCAAGGTCTATATCCGTTGTGGTGTTGAAAAGATTGTAGCCTCCTACCGTGTTGTCCCATTCCAAGCCTTTGATGAGGATGATTTTTCCGCTTTCAGGAATTTCATCGTCGGTGTGCCAAAGGGCTTGCTTGAACCATGCAACACCATCCATGAAGGATATTCTCTCCATTTCCTCGTGGAATCCTTTATCTGGATTATACTTGTTGGCTGCTGCCATTATTGCTTTATCGTCAATCATTGTTATTTTCCTTTTTAGAAGATTTTAAACTTGAAGCTCGTGGGATCAATCGTTATTTCCTTTTGAAAGAAATGTCTGTTCACCCATTTTTCAGCTTTCTTTCTTTCCCTTCCGAGCCTCATTTTCTCACGTGAGAGAGTAAAGGATTTACAACCTTCGCAGATTTCCCATCGACTTTCTGCGATTTCATCTGTGAAGTGTTGCGTGTATTGTGGTTGTCGTGCGCATACAAAAACTTGGCGAGGAATATTGCAGTATTCATAATATGGCACTTGCTCGTCATAAGATTTATTATGTGCGCAGTTAAGTGAAACATATTCATATTTCCTTCGTTGTCTTCTGTTCATAGTTACTCTCCTTTCTTTATATAATAGTCAAGTATATCTATCATCTTGTCAATAAGCATAAGATACATTTCAAAAAACAAACCTTTAGTCTTTCCTGTAAAAAGGAAAACGAATGGAGAAATCAGAAGGCATATCGGCAGTCCTATGGCAACATAGACTACCACAGGAAACCAAAGCAGGATTACCAGTATTCTGTACAGTATTTTCATGATTATTTGTTTAGATAGTTATTTCGATGTCCTCTTTGAGAGCAGAGATGAAGTTCTGTAGTTCGTGAACGAAGAATATCTCATATAACACTATTCCGTCATAAGATACTAAGTATTTTTTCGATATGGGATAATACCGAACTTCCGTACAATTAATCTCATTTTCGTAAATGTACCATTCATAACCTTCTTCTTCTACACGGTGTCTGAACTCTTTAAATCCATTCTTTATAAGAAACTCTTTAGTGATTGGGATGCCTTCGATGTCTTTGCACCATATCCCTGTTGGCATATCTCCCTCTTCGTTATCAAGTTCCAACAAGGAGACGCATCCATTGTTGTTATCTGGAAATGACAGTGCATCGTCTATGCCTACGACTTTACATATTGTTCCTTGGGGTATCGTGGAGCGATCTCTGCTAACCCTTACAAAATCTCCTATTCTTAGATCTTTTGGTTCAATCATAGTTCTTTTTTTTTAAAGCCCTCTCCCTGCTGTCACCAAAATAATAACGGATTGGAGTCTTTATGAGCCTTTCACTCATTAACGGTCTTCGATGTGTACTAAATGCTTGATGCCTTTTCCACATAAGAGTGCTCTGAGGTGAATTGTCAAACGGTAATTGATATTTTACGGCTACACCTAATGTCAACCAATCTAATTTGAGCACGACTTCTTCATTATTATCTTAATTTCACCAAGGAGAGGAGAATTAGTTACACAGTTACAACTTCCCAATCATTGGCAAATATATCACTGGAAGATGGAACCCATGAATCAGCTCTTCCATCTGGATTGATAATAAGCATTTGATTGGTGTAGTCAATGTGAGGATTCTCACGGCTCATCAAGATGTTCTTGGCAGACTGGGGAAGTGACTGCATATTAGGAATGATGTCACCTGTAATGTGTGAAGGAAGCTGTTTTACGATAAACAATCCTTTTCCATTCCATCCCTTGCGTCTTACCGCAAGACCAATTTTCAAGGCTTGGATAGCACCACCGAAGTTAATAGAGGTCATTTCATAAAAGTCTTCATAGGCTCCCTCAAACACACTCCTGGGAGACCAAGACTTATACACGTCCTTGTACTCTACCAAATAGCCATCTTCTTCAAGAGTTGCTGGCTTTAGTTCTCTACCAAGCACTTTCTGCGCTTCTGTCAATGTCATAGGCTCTGCCATAATGACCTTTGTTCCAATGTACTTTTTCATTTTACTTATTTTTATATCCCAAAGGGGGATGATTAGTTATTCCATTATTTTATTCCCCATTCTTTTCTGTAGTTGTATGTAATTCATATTTCTTCATAGTGTATTATATTTTTTTTACACCTTTTACAAGAAAACCTTGTTGTAAAGGTCGGTGAATTGGTTGCCGAATTGCGCGGCACGTGCGGGCGATTTGAAGCAAAGCCGAGAACCGAAACGCGCATCCGCAGTCGCAAGCGTGTGATGCGTATTCGCGTACACGAACCTCGCAGCATCATTGTCGTACTTGAACCAAGGAAACCACTTGTCTTGTTCGCAATCCGAGAAATCGGGTACAAAGCCTTCTTCCTTGTTCCATGCCTGTGCTATAGTGAACAACTTGTTCAAGGCAATCAACGCTTCAATGTGCTTGGGGTTGATGCCGGTCACAAGTCTTCTAACATCTTCAAGCTCAACAACGTTTCCAGAAAGAATCTTCTTTGCAATGGTAAAGTCTGTGTTCGGCTTGAAGCCAAGGGCTTTTCTTGCGCTCTCAAAGTCCGTGATTTCTTCATTCACTTCCGTGCATTCAACTTCTTCAAGGGCGAAATCAAAAGGCGACAAATAATCGTCATCGTCAACGTCCAAATCTTTGTTGTGGTCGCAAATGTAGTCCATCAAGGTTTCCCCGGCTTCTTTGCGTGATTCGTGGATGGCTTGCATTTCGCTTTGTTCACTTCCATCCGCATTTTTGATAATGTACTTTTTCATATTCTTCTTACTGTTTCAAGGTTTCCTAATGAGTTTGTCACTTGGTACACTTCGTAGGTCTCCACAATGTCGTTCAAGGAATAGTACGGTGTGCAATACTCGTCACACATCTTCATCGGCACTGCTCCAAGAATATATGCCATAGAATATCTTTTTTTGGGGGAATACAGTCTGTCGAACTTTTCCCAATCAGTATAGCGTCCTTGACATTTAGTGAATGTCAGAGTATCGGGTTTGTCGAAGACGACAAGATAATGTGGCACCACAATGCCATTAAGGTGACGGAAGTCTTTCTTTGCCTGCTCATAGTCTCCGATGCCAAAACAGACGCCTTTGGCTGTTGATTTCCTGCCGAGTTTCTTGTAATCTACATCGCTGATTATCGTCTTGCCCATTGCGAGAGCTTTATACTCCTGCCGGGACATAAATCTGTATAGTTTCATAGTGTTAATCTTTTAGACGGTCTGGAACGTCTGGACGTTCTGGATATTTGTGGTAACTTTTCAGCTCGGCTTCGAGCATCGTGATGCTGTCAATACCGATTTTAATTCTGCCGACAAAGTTGATGAACTTGATGAGGTCGAGGAGTTCAAGGAAAGTGATTTCACATTCGTAGAAATAGAATGCTTTGTCTCTGTCCTGTATTTCCCCTGTCTCATACAGGGCTTTCACCTTGAACCCTGCTTCCAGCAATATGAATATCAAGGAACGTTCTACGCCCGTCAATCCGTATTCGGGAGGAAGCTGGTTGAGTCTGTATGTTTTCATAATATTGCTATTTTATTCCAATTGATGAAACATTGGAGAGTTTTTCAACCTTCTGTGTCAGTTCATAGTTCTGCTTGTTGAGGCGGTCACGTTCGGCTCTCGCCTTGCCTAAGTTGACATAGGCAGTGATTACCGAAAAGACCAGTATGGCAGCAATCCATACGTAAGGGAAGCGGCGGATGCTTGCGTCGATCAGTCTGCCAATTGACGCGATGGTCAGCCAGATGCCCTTTGCTATCAGTTTCAGACCCTTGCGCAATGAGGCAGAGGGAGTGAATGTTATTGTCTGTTCTGTCATAGACATTAAAGTTTTATTGTTTTGTTTCTCACTATAAAGAAGCCTCCGTCGATGCATTTCCGGAATGCTTCTTCATCACCATCGTCGATGGTAGCGATGCTCTCTCCGTTTACCGTAGTGCCGGTGATGTGAAAGCGCCGCTTTATTTTATCCAGAGCGTTTTGGCTCAGTCTTCTGTGCCAATAGATAACTTTCTGCATCATGAAAGATTCAATATATTATTTTATCGTTTCTCCCCACACCATTGCAGAGTAGAGAACATCAGAGACAAGTCCGGCGGAAACACCGAAGTCGATTGCTATGTCATAGGCCATCCTTTCCGCCCATTCCTTTTCCTTCTTGTATCTTTTCTGTTTTCTGCAAATCGAGTTCTGCATCGTCACATCATACGAAGTGACGAGTCCTCCCGATTTGTAGTTCGTATAATACACCTTCTCCTCCTCCGTGAGGATGTCGAGAAAGTTCCTGTTGTGTTTTCTGTTCATAAATATCTGCTGTTTCGTTCCACTTCGTGCTGCATCCTCTGCACTGCGATATATTCGTCGGACGGCGGAATGTATATCCCTGCCTTTTCGGATGCGAATTTGAGGAACCTGTCGATTGCCGTGGTCATCTCCTCCTTGGTGAGATCCTTGGAAGACCTCATGAAGGTACGTTCGCATCCCAGGATATTGTCAAACCTTGTTCGCTGGAACAGGTCGGGATTGCACACTGCCTTGAAATACACCTCCTTGACCTCCTGCATCGGCAGTCCGATCTGCAATGCGAAATAAGCCATGGCGCAATGCAGATATGCGTTCTGCGCCAACGTGCGCTGCTTCTTCTCCGTAAGTTCCACCCGGAAAGTGTTTCCCCCAGGGGAAGATTTCCCCATGAGGTACTCCACTCTGGCGGTGAACTGTTCACGTTCAAGACAGTCTGACAAGTCGTATACCATACTTCTCGGCTATTCGTATCACCATGTCCGCCGTCTCGTCAAAATGGCAGGTCGTCGTCTCCGCTCTGCGGTGGCTGCTGCGTTACTGCCGGAGCCGCCGGAGCTTCTGGGAACGCCGTCTGCTGTGGTACCGGTTGTTGTGTCTGTCCTGCTCCGGGACGTTCCACCTTCCATGCCTTTATGGAATTGAACCATTTGCCGTTCCATTCATGTGCATCCACATCGAAATACACCTTCAGTTCCTCCCCCTGCCGGATGTTCATCTGCGCTATGCGGTCAGGGCCGTAGACCTCGAACACCATTTTCTTTGGGTACATACCGTCAGTTTCAAGTACATAAGAGGCGACCTGCCACTGTGTGCCGGTTGCGGAAACGCCGGAGCGAGTCTCCAGCACCGCAATGATTTTTCCTTGTATATCCATTTTTTCAAGTTTTTATTTTTTAAGTTTAATTCTCAGGGATGCAGCGATTGTACTTTCCTTGGCATACTTGTCGTAGAGGCCAGGGTCATCCTCCTTCAACTTGGCCGAATCGAATTTCTTCCCCGTTGTAGGGGGGACGTAAGTGAAAGAGCCTGCCGCCGTCTTGTAAGACTTGGCGTTGTTCTGCCGCATGAGCGCCAGGATCTTGTCCTTCACGGCAGTCTGCCGTTCCTGCAATCCTCCGATCTTCCGCGAGAGCTCCACGAACTCCTGTTCAAGAGCGTAGAAGCCGCCCGGTATTTCAGGAGTGTAGGAATAAGACAGGTCCTCGTTAAGGTCGGCACGGATGAGTTCATCGAGCACTCCGTCGCTTACCCTGCCCAGTTCCACATACCTGCCCTTGTCGCCTCTTAGCCACATGCAGGCTATGGACTTGACCTTTAGTCCGCGGTTCACCATCTCGAAGAAGCGGGCATAGATTGAGAGCTGCAGCGCCACACTCTCGTAGTAGAGCTGCGAGGTGGTCTTGTAGTCAACCAACACAATCCCTCCGTCGGAGTCCGCATACACCCCGTCGATTGCCGAAGCGTAGTCCTTAAAGTCGGTGACGATGTATTCAGAAGCCAGACATCTGAGTCCGTTGGTCTTTACCATTCCGACGTAAGACCTCAGTTCCGGCGTCCAGTCGTCGGCAGGGAACATCGAGTCGTCTCCGTCGAAGATGCCGTTGAACATTTCAATCGACGCATGTACCACCGACCCCCTCTGAGCCGCAGCGTCAAGCACAGCCTGCGGAATGTTGTCGTAAGTGGAAGGGAACGCTCTTTTTATGAGTGTAGACGTAACACCCGACAACTCTTTCCCCCCGAGGAAATAACGGTGTTGCGACTGGTCAAAAACCACCCCGGAGTCAGCCAGAGAGATGTTACCTTCCGTAGGATTTTCCTTTTCCATTATATCATTTGTTTACAACGTGTTATGAGAATATGCTAAAGTTTTCATCCGATTTTCAGTTCCTTCTTTTTCTGGGTGCACAATCCCATGAAAGTAGGGTCCTTCTGCAATGGTGCGAAAGTGACGTAAATCCATTTCAGCTGTTCCTTTGTGGTTGCCTTTGCAAGGAACTCCTGTGCCTGGAAGATGTCGTTTGGGTTTATGCTGTTTCCGTTCTTCGCCGGCTGTTCCTGTGGAGTCTGCTGCGATGGCTGCACCTGGCCCATTGCCAGCTGCTCGTTCATGTTGTATTTAGTGGAAGAGTCCACTATCTGTGCCCCTTTGGAGTAGTAGACGTCAGCACCTACGCCAAGCGCCTTCATCGCCACCGAGAGAGCGTCGGTGAGCGCCATCTTGTAAGCCTCGTCGTTGACATAGACACCGTTACGCTCCGAGCTGACCACGGCGGAACCTCCAGTTCCCGGTATCGGATCAGACCAGTGGCCTTCAACCATGACGAAGAGATTGATGTTACAGAACACCTTTGTCTCGTTTCCGTAGGTTTCAGCCCATTGCTTCACGATTTCGTATTTCCATCCGAAGCCGCAGGTCCCGAACGCTTCAGTCATCATCTGTATTCTCCACATCGGGTTGATGTCACTCATGCCTTTCAGACGTCCTGCCTGTATATTCTTCAGCGCCTCCTGCGGCACTTTGCGGAGTCTGTTGTAAAGTTCCATTGCGGCTGTTTCATTCTTCTGTTCCTGCTGCGCCGCCAGTTCAGCCTGTTCTGTCTGTTTTTTAGTTGCCATTGCGGCTGTTTCATTCTTCTGTTCCTGCTGCGCCGCCAGTTCAGCCTGTTCTGTCTGTTTTTTAGTTGCCATTGTTTCTCTTCTCCAATATTCTGTTGATCATGTTCCTCGCATCGGGAGAAGACACCGCTTTTGCCAGGTCAAGTACTTGGCAGAGCTCACCGTCTTCCATTTTGAGGATTATCTGTATTATGTTCCTTTCACGCTGCGTCATATCAGAGGACCGTGACGATTTTGGTTTCAATTATCGCTTCGACCGAGAAGTCAACCTGCGTATCCCTCATTGCCTCGTCGAAGTTCGTCTGTGCGTTTCTCGTGGAAGTTCCCATGACGAGGAAACACATCGTCTGTTTCCTGTCCTTTCCTGTGCGTTCGTCGGGTGTGACAATGTTTATCTTAACCTTGTAGTATTTCATGTCTTCGTCACTCTGCACGGAGAATATCTCCGAGAACTGCGCCCTGCTGATGTCGGCCATCTCGACGTCGTGGAACCCGTCCATTTCTCCGAGGACCTTTGCTTCGGCCTCTGCGAAGCTCTGTGCGTCGATTACATAAGGCTCTTTTACTTTCTTTGCTTCCACGTTCTCGTATGCCACTGTGCAGACGAAGAACGTTCCTGTCTTTCTTGTGATTTTTTCCATTTTGTCTTGTTTTTAAAAGTTCATTCGTATCTCCACTCCCATTTCGGGCACTTCTCGCCGCATTTCTCGTCAGGGGTGGGACAGTTGCCTACATTGTGCGGTTCATCGCGCCACAGGCAATCATAGCAGCCTCTACGGCGATATTTCATAGCAAGTCCTCCTTGTATGCCCACTTCCAGGCGTTGATGTTCTTGATCTTGGCGTTCCAGGGCTCCACCCCGTTGAATGTCGCGTGTACGAAGCGCCGTCTTACCTTCGTGACAATCACGATGCCCTTTTCCGGATGTTCCGACAGCTCATCGGCAGGATGCCAAGCCGCCTTTGCCCTTCCTTCAGCCCCTTTCATGTATGCGAGCACTGCGCATTGCCTTGCGGTGCGCTGCCCGTCGTCTATCCTGTCGGCGAAAGCCTCCGCCATTTCCCTTGTCTTGTCTTCCATGTCATTCAGTGGTTTTACATTCGTCTTTTATCTTTCGTTCGAGGTATTCCCGGTAGCTCACAGCGTTGAGACTGTCCCTGCGCATCTTCTCGTCGAGCGCCTTCTGTTCCTTCTCGTGGAAGGCGTCGTTGCGTTCGTACAGGAACTCCCGGAAAGAGCGCATTATCGCCATTGGGTCTACCGTGTCGTAGAGCTTCTCGTATCTGCCGGTCTTGAACCGGTGGCAGAAGAGCATTATCTCCGCCATGTTGAGGAAATACTTGTCAGAGATTATGAGCTGCACCAGTTCACGCAGCTGCATATCGTTTATCTTGTCTCTCGCTCCGCTGAACTCCGAGAGGTTTACCAACTGTGCCGTGAGCCATCCTCTTGTGAGCCCTTCTCCGTAGAGCCGTGTCACCTGTGCGAGTGTGGGTGCGTTGGAGAAATGGCATCTAAAAGGGTTCGATGCTATCTGTGCCTGGCGTGTCACGTGGAAAGTCGCCAGAAGTTCCGAGCCTGTTGACCAGCGCCCGAGGATCGCTTGCAGCGTCTTCGAGACCTTCTCTGATGATTTCGGCGTAACCTTCAAGACGCCGTTGTCTTTCCGCCTCCCGCTGTTCGTCACGGCAGGCATATCCGTTGTTCTGTCCTGTTGCATAGCTTTGCTGTTTATTGTTGTCATATTTCCCCTCAAGTATATCCACGAAGCGGTTCTCCTGGAATATCCAGTTGAAGTCAGCCACCCAGTTGCGGTTGTTGTGTCCGTTGAGGAAGTCGGAAGCCGCCGCCTTGTCGATGGCGGTCTGGATGCTCTGTTTCCCGTGCATACGCGCGCGCGCCGAAACTGCCCTTCTTCTGACGTCGGTCATTGTCTTTACGGGACGTATGGCCTGTCCCTTCATCTTGGAGTTGAAATAGAGCCGGAGCATGTCGAAGTCGATGTCTTCTTTGCTTGGTTTCTTCTCGTTTTCTTCCGAAAAAAGAACTTCTTTTTTACCAACATTTATGTTGGTTTTTTCTTGAATTATATTATCTACAGATAAGTCTTGTATATTATCCTGTATATTATTATTATCATCCTGGATAGCATAATTCCCATTATCTATATTTACATCTTTAATAAATATATTATCATTATTGTGTGATTCTTTTTCTTTGAACCCATTTTCAGAATTAGGTTTTTCAGAACCTATTTTTGAAATTAGGTTTTTTGTATGTTTTCTGCCGTTTTCCGCCGATGTATATTTCCTTCTGTCTTCGGTTTTTGCGTCCATTGTGAGAGCCGTAAAAACGATGTCTGAAAGAGGGTCTGAAAACGTTATATCTTGCTGACCTTCAAGGAATTGCGTTATTGCAAGAAGTATATCTCCGAGGTGTTCTTCAGGTACTTTCCTCAAGAGGCTTGCGTGTTGGGATGTCAGGGTTATTTTTCTCATATGCTAATTTAGCATTTTAGGTTCTGAAAAAGCTAATATCCTAATTTAGGTTATTAGCTTTTTTCCCGAAAAAAAGATTTTCATCCGTTGTGTGAAGGACTGCTGTTCGGGAGGTTTTTTCATGTCTTCTGCAGCCTGTTTTTCCGCTTCCCTGCGTTGTATCTTTTCAAGGAACTGGACTTTCTTTTTCAGCTTTGAGTTCTCGCTTTGGAAATCCCTGCGGCATCTCTCTGCGAGATCCCTTTCCTTCTGGAGTTGGATGTTCTCCTCTCTGAGCTCCTGTACGAGGCTTCTGAGTTGGTCGTATGACCGTATGATGGGTAGCATCTGCCTCTCGAAAGGGATGTCATTGTTGTTCTTGAATTTCTTCATGTGATCCGTCGCTTTGGGCTCGGTGGCGTAGTAGTCATCGGACTGACGTTCGTGGTCTGCGTGACTGCTTGCGCCAAGAGCCTTGAATATAGAGGCAGAGTTGCCGGTCCAGTCTTTGGAATGTATCATGATGCGTTTTGGTTATAGGATTCAATACAATCTTGCTCTTGAATTATCCATATCCTCCATTGTCCTCGCCTTGAACCACTTCTTAGGGCGGTCCTTCGGTGCGTAGACAACACCGAGACCGATGTACTGCAGACAGAAGAGATGGAACGGAGAGATGCTGCCGCCGAAAAATTCAGAGCTCCGCTCACGGCAGCTGTTCTGATGCATATCGAACGATATGCAGTTCTGACATACGGGATGGGTGTGAATGCGTGACATATCAAATGAGTTTCTTTAATTCGCTACAAATGTGGTGATACAACTCTCCTCTGTCGTCTTTTCTCACAGCAAAGAGCTTTAGCTTCTCAAGCGTTGAGTAGACACCCATGTAAAAAGAGCTGTTGTAGCTTTCCATACTCTCCTCCAAGGTGACACCACCGAGCAGGTGGATGATGAAATTTCTTATATACTTCATTGTTCACAGAAATTGGTTAGTGGGCGCATACGGAATCGAACCGCCAGCGGATATATTTAGATTAAAATGGCTTTGTCCTTTATTATGAGTGTCCGCTGCCACTTTGCGCCCTTGAAAAGAAGCCCTATCCTCACGGACGGGGCTTCTATAGGTTTTTATTGCTCCAATAAACATGTTAGATAATATTCTGCCTCCACTGAGGCTCTAATACAGCCGCCCGCCTCTCACAGAAAGGCAACTGCCTAAAAATCTATTCAAACTATAACAAATATAATAAACACACGGGTGGCGAAGGGAAGAATCGAACTTCCTTGCTCTCGGGCTTTATATGCCATGGCGCACTCTCCAAGGCGCTGCGCCGACCTTCACCGGTTGAGGAGCTTGTGACTCCTCTTGTAAGACCCATAAACAACAGGATTTTCACCTGCAGGCATGTCCTTTCATACCTATTTATAGTTAGAAATTCAGTTTTCATTTAAGGAACACGGGCAGCAGAAGCGCCAGTGACCACAGCAGAGCGAGCGTCCAGTCGTTCCACAGGAATCGTTTCAGTTGTTTCATAATCTGTCGTTTTTAAAATAAAATCCTCCCTATCCTCACGGACGGGAAGGATTGACATAATATCATCAAACAAATAGTTATATGTCTAATTAGCAAAATATAATAAAAACAAAATGCGATGGAGACAGGACAGGACTTGAACCTGCGTCTTGCATCAGTCTTTGGAAGACCTGTGCATGCTCTCACCTTTTGAGCTACCCGCCTCTTTGAATATATGATGATGAAAGCGTAAGCCGTTTGCTTTCTTGCCCCTCTTGTGTTCCCTTTATGCTCCGCTTGCACCATCACGGGGATGATGCAGTTCGTTTGTCGCTACTCAGAAACACGCTGAGAGAGGACTTGCGTATAATTGTGCGTCCTTTTCACGGGTCACGGCATCCACGATGCTCTCCGCTACTTTATTACACCTATACTATTTTGTTCCGATAAGTCAAAGATCGTTCGTCACGGAAGAGCCGTCGCCTCAGTTCGGCTTCCTTGTGGTTCGCCCCATGGCTGATAGGGCAAGGCATATACCGTCCATTTGATTGGTTCCGCTCGCCGGTCTCGCTCCGGGTTGCCAGTCGTCAGCTGTCTCGGCGGATATGGAAGACTTGTCAGCGTATGTTGTCTTCCGTTATGTATCTTGAAAGCCTGGCATTGATTATCGCCTGCTTTATCTCCGCTTTGGAGTAGTATAAAGGAGAGTTCCTGCTGCCTCCTTTTCTGTATGACCTTACGATGCCTGCCTTTATGAGCCGCAGCAGCGTCTTGTAGTCAGTGAAGGTAGCCCTGCACCATTTCTCCACATCCTTGAGCCGGAGCTCGTCGGATGTCGGCTCGTAAGCCTTGACTGCCGTCATATAGCCAATCTGCACGAAGTCAGCCATCATTGCCCCTATCTGTTCTATCGTCATCGTCATTGTCAGAATTGTTTTATGTAACCCAAATCCTTCGCCCTTTTTCTGATGAGGTTCTGTATATCGGAGTCTGACTCCCACCTCAAGGCTTTGCTTACCGTCTGCACCGAAACGCCAACGTCTTTCGCCAGAGCCACACCCTTTCCGTGGCGGAGGATTATTTTTTTTCTATGTGGTGCCATGTTTTTACATCAAAATTTGGTATCTATTGTTATTTTATGTATATTTGCCAAATCAAACCATAAGTTTAATTTTGGTTTAACTTTGGTTTAATGTTGGTTTATGTTCAACGCTTGCAAAAGTACATAGAATTACATAATCCACCAAATAAAAGCACATAAAATCGCATATTTACGACATAGTTTAACATATTCCAACATAGTGTTACAAATCTTTAATAAAAGGAGGGTTTATTATGGCTAATTATACAGATGAAAGCATCAAGAAGAGAATTGAGGTTTTGAGACGGAAGCGCGGCGTGACCGCTTCCAGGTTTGCAAAAGAATGTGGCGTAGACCAGGGGAATTTCTCCCGTGCCTTGAACGGCAAGGGTGGCTTTTCAGAGGTTGTCCTGATGAAGATAGCCAAGGCGACAAATGTGACCTTTGACTGGCTTCTGACCGGCTGCGGACTGTGCGGAGCTGACGGAGAGAAGGCATACGAGGAACTGAATGCCGACTTTCACGGCAATGGTTCGCTTGACGAGACATTGAAGAACATCATCGAGTCTTCGTCATCAATTGACGACGGCAAGAAGCACGAACTATGGGATGCCCTCTGCGGAATACTCAACGGGCGTGGCACCGAAGAGCGCAGCTCTGCCGACCTGTCAAGAGAGATTGAACTGAAAGACGAGCTTCTGAGACAGAAAGAGGAGATGATCGTGAAACAGGACAGGGAGATTGAGTTTTACCGCAGCCTGCTGAAACAGGAAAAAGACTGATTGTTTGACCATTGTTTGACCAGCTATTACAATAATACACGTAATAGGCTGGCAGACAATGTGTTACAAATTATGGGTATAAGATTCCGGTTCTGAAGGTCGTGGGTTTGAATCCCACCGGAGTCACCAGGGATGGGAAGGTACCCGAAAGGTGCTTTCCCATTGATTTTTAAGGAGTTATAGAAAAATACAGAGTTTATTTAAGGAGGTGCGGGAGATTGACGCATCGGTGAAAGTAACCTTAAATAACTACAAGTAAATGGAATTTGTTTGACCAATGTTTGACCGAAGAAAGAAAGGAGACGGATATGGCAGTTACTTTGAAGGCTCTGATAAGGAAGAGCAAGATGAGGGCGGACAAGACTTGGAATGTCTTGATACGCCTGACTTATGACAGGAGGGTGAAATATATCGCCACGAACGAATTTGTGGAGAAGAAGGACATCACGGCTTCCGGCAGGATAAAGAACATGGCCGTGGTGGAGAGGTGTGAGGACTTGATAAGGGTTTACAGGAAAAGGATCGGGGAACTGAATCTCGAAGTGAACGATATGGATATAGATGATGTGGTGAGGTATGTGACTATGAAGCGGAATGCCGGAGGCTTGTCGTTTACGGGATATGCGGAGAAATGGCTTGAAGAGTCGGAGGCGAAGGGGAAGAAGAACTACAGGTCTGCCGTGAACGCATTGAAACGCTTTGTGGGCAGGGAGGAGATTATGTTTGACGAGGTGACGGTGAACCTGATGCGCGGATTTGAAAAATGGCTCGGCGACAAGCCCCGTGCCGCTTCCCTGTATTGCAGCGCAATAGTGAAGATGTTCAACGACGCACGCGAATACTATAATGACGAGGACAATGATGTGGTGCTGATAAAGCATTCCCTGCGTAGGTATCATGCGCCGAAACCTGCCGTGGCGGAGAAGAGGGCTTTGCCTCTGGAAGTGGTGAGGAGAATCTTCGCCTTGCCTTATGACGGAAAAGGAACGAAAGGGAGGTGCAGCGTGCGTGACCTCGCGCTGGACTGCTACCGGCTGAGCTTCTGTCTGATGGGCATGAACTCCGCTGATTTGTGGGCGGCAGAGGACTATGAGGACGGGATGATAGTGTATCACAGGGCGAAGACGAAGGACAGGCGCAGCGACGGTGCGGAGATGCGTGCCGTGGTGCCCGATGTGGTCAGGGATGTGTTTGAGAGGTGGAGGGATGCCGACGGGGAGCGTGTGTTCAGCTTCCACCGCCGTTTCTCTACGCCGGAGAATCTGAACAAGTCGATAAACGAAGGCTTGAAGGCTGTCGGCAGGGAAGTGGGCGTGGAAGGTCTGCAGTTCTATTCCGCCCGTCATTCGATGGCCACCATCGCTCTGAACGAGGCAGGCATATCGAAATGGCTTGTGAATGACATGCTCTGCCATGTGGACCCTGCGATGAAGGTGACGGAGCTTTATATCAAGAAGGATTACAGGCCCATCAACGAGGCCAATGAACGGTTGATGATGTTTGTCTTTCCCGAAGGGGGAAAATAGAAGAAAGCCCCACACGGCGTAAGGAGGTCGGTGTGGGGCTGTTTTTTTTTGTCTTTAGATTACCTGGTGTCTGATGTCGAGTGCTATGAGCTGTGTGATGTCGTCGCAGAGCTGCATCATGTGTTCGGCGAACCGGGTTTCAATCTCGGTGACCTCGTCCGGGTCCTCGACGGCATCCGTTTCCTCATTGAAGATGAGAGTTACCTGGCGGAGCATATCCAAAGCCTCCATTGCTTTATCGCTTATCTTAACCTTGCTTGTTATTTCCATAATGTTGAGTTTTTAAAATTGTTTTTATTTTGTTTCATTTGTTAGGGTTGATGATTTCTCTATCAGAGGCAGTATGCCGTGTTTTTTGAGCGTGTCGTAGAGGAAGAGGCGTCCGCGCTGCGTCCATTCGGAGTATGTGCGTGCCCCGTCCGTTCCGTCCTTGTGCTTGTAGGTGAAGGTCTTTGACTGCACATATCCGTTGGAGATGTGCTTTGCTTAGAGCACCCACGTTGCACCGACCTTGCGCTGTATGCCGAAGTTGCGCAGCAGGATGTTGAAAGCCTTTGCGGACTTGCCGTAGTCCTGTGCGATGATTGTCGTCTGTACGGTGTCCTTGCATTGCAGGATGGTGTCAACGTATGAGACCTTCGGCTGCATTTCGCTTACTGCGGTGTTGAGTTCTGTGATTTGTGCGTCTTTCACTTCGATTTCCTGTGCCTGTCGTTTGTTCTCCAGGGCGAGCTGCTGCTTCTGCTCCTCGGATGCTACGAGTTGTTTGAGTGCGTCAAGATAGGTTTCGGGAAGTTGTGGTTTGCTGTTCTTCTCCAAGGCTTCAAGTCTATTGATAATTTTTTCACGGAGAAGAGCATCGTAACCACTGGCGAGAATGAGGCAACCTTTGGGGCTAAGGGAGAAATAAGAAATATCTTTATAACCTCCATTCGGTTGAGGCTGTTGTCGGGATGACAATCCAAAATTGGATTCTGATACCCCTTGCTTTAGTAGACTGCGAATATCTCGCATTACATGAGAATGTTTCTTGTCTGTGATCTCTGCGATTTCAAGCGAGGTCATTCCTGATACACCGTCGATGACGGATAAAGAATTTGTGTCGTTCATTTACGTATAATTTTGAACGTTAAACCTTTTCGGGTTGATACAAAAAAAAGATGTACCGCTACCCTTTGTTCAATGCCTATACGTGGAAAGCACGGATGAACCATTACAGAACATCCAAGGGGCGATACATCATATTTTTAGATACGACTATCTTTTCTCCGCAATGTTGACGAGCACAAAAAATGCCCTACCTTTGTGGCAGAGCTTCCAACCTCGCCACGTATATTTGTTGAACGCTACAAATATACGAATATATTTGTTAGCGTCCAAGGATTTTGGCAAAATAATTTTGCGGAAACGAAAAAGCCCCTCACGGGGAGGGGCGGATGTTAATTGGAACGTTTAAGGATGTTTTTATATACTTGTGTTTATAATAAATTACTCATCCCATTGACGACGATAATCATCCACAGCTCTTTGTATTGCTTTTTCTTTCTCTCTCTGTAATCTATAATCGGTATCTCTAAATTCTTCATCTTGTTGTGTATCCATTTTGTAATTCGAGCACTCAAAATCCTTGAGAGATAAAAATAAAAAGATTACAAATCCAATCAGAATAATAGTGGAAGTTATCATGCCGTGATAAATCTGCTTGACATATGTATTAGGAATTTTTTTTATTTCTTTTTTTACCCCTATTGTATATTCATATACGCCTTTAAGCGAAAGGCATGTCAGGCAAAAAACCATTATTCCGCCTTCGTAGGATGTATAATAATTAGTATTGAATATATGGTTAAATGCTGATATAAAATTAGAATTTTGCCAAAAAAAAGGGAAGAGTAAGAATACAGAAACTGGTACTGCGAATATTGCAGATACCGAAGATATGAAAACATTGAATTTTGTATAATTTTTATTGATATTCATCTCCTCCAACATACAGTAGGAATATACCCCATAAGCACTGGCTATAATCTGGTAAATAACAAGGCAAAAAATCATCCACAATCCAACGTCAAAGAGGTATATTAGTAGGAATTGAAAGGCTATAACGAATAACGCCATCAATGGATAATATTTATATATTGAGAAGTGTTTCTTCATAATTTCATTTTTATTTATAAAACAAATTTTCCAAATGGTGCTTTTTTATTATGCTGTCTTGAATATCTATCATCAAGGAAAAAGAATAGGTCTTTTCTCCTGTAGGGTAAGGCTTCCAGCGCTTTTCGTCAAAAGAAAGCTCTATAACCTGTTTTGGGGAAACAAACGTGTAATCACGCGTTGTCACTTTAAACAGAGGTTCCTTACCTGTATACGAAGTATCTGTTGTCTGTTTGTACCCTTGATTGAGATACGACAGGACTTTGCTGAAATCCCTACGGAAAGCATCTTCACTATTGTAGGTTTGACTGATATAGAAAATTCCGTTCACCCTGCCGTCTTTCGTCAAAATGGTTGCCTCTCTGAAATCTACTCCGGCATAAGTTTCATCCAAAGGATGATATACGCCTTCCATTGATATATCAGGAGTGACGATACCTCTGCGGATAAGACTTTGGGCAGAATCTCCTAATTGAACGTGTTTGTTTAAGAAAAGAGAACTATCTTTCCCCTCCGCTCCGTCTTGTTTGTTGATAGTGCGTCCGTCGAGGCACGACGATATACCGGCCGTGATAGCCAAGAGAATAAGCAGTTTCTTCATAATTGTAATTTTTTATTTGTTGTTATTATAATAGATGTATATCTTTTTTATCTATCCAACACCCGTGTTCGGGGGTGGTGTCAAGGATGCAGCCTGTGGATTCAAACGTTCTCCAAAGAACGAATTTCTACTATCGTAGATTCGAGCCAGATGGCTCG